TTATTGCTCTTTTTTTATTTTCTCTTCTTCAATTATCTTATTTAATGTTTCTTTTATCGTATAGGTGATTAATTTTTGTAAATCACTGTCTATATTCTGAGTATTTGTAATTAATCCTTTTTGTACTAATCGTTTAAGCAGTTCATCTACTACATATTCTTTTCTTTTTTCAATTTCAACATCTAATTTATCAACTCTTAATTCATCCAATGTCAAATTAAAATAATTTGCTAAAGTTTGTAGGGTTTCATCAGAACCAGTTTTGTGACCTTCTTCTATTTTACTAATCATACTTACCGACAATCCAGTTTCATCAGCAAGTTGTTTTTGTGTTATACCCTTTGATTTTCTTAATTTCTTAAGCTTTTCACTTAGCATTTTATTTCTCCTTTTTTGTTTTTCTGTGTCTATTTTGTCACAGTCTGTGACAAAAGTCAAGGAAAGCAGACTATTTTTAGGCAAAATGTGTGTAAATAAATAAATTGTACAAGCCAGATAAGCACCAAGAGGTGATAAATTATCACGATATGTTTGAATATTATCACCAATCGAGTGATAATTGTACCAGAGAGGAGGAAAGTACATGGAAGATAGACAACATATAACTACTTTTAAAATTCTAAGACTTGCATCAGGAAAAACAGCCAAAAGCGTAGCATCAGCATTAAATCTTAAAGAATCCAGCTACCGAAGATACGAGTGCTCAGATAGATTACCATCTGTAAACACATTACAAAGGTTAGCTACGACATACAAATGCTCATTAGAAGCAGTAACACACGCCTACAACTATCACAAAAGTGTGAGAGACATGAAAAGGAAGAGTAAATTAAGGAACAGATTAAAGAAAAAAAGCCAAATTAATAATTATGGTGCATAGTATGAAAGTAAAGTGAATAAAATTTTAATGAGGTGGTGTACATGCCTAATGTAACAATTATAAGACCTAATATCACCCCAGAGCAAGAAAAGAAAGCACTTGAGTTTTTTTCAGCTGCTTTAGGTAGTTTAATTGAAAAAAAGTATGGAATTGAAGTTAGAATTGAAACACATAGGAAAACATCAAAATGATTAAGTTTGAGATTAAAAAGTGATTAACTTTAAATAGGCTATTCAGCCTATTATAAAAAACTATTATGTAAATAAAAATAAACACTTATCTAATATATTCTATTAATTATCATTCAAGAATATGACAAAAACACTTCAATAAAATCTTAAGACAGCGCAAGTGGAACATAAAAGAGTGTCAGTACTCTACTGGTTACTTACTATTGTTACTGGTTACTGATCTATTGATACTGTAGGAATTTAAATTAGGAGGAATTGAATAGTGGAGAATAATATTTCAAAACAAAAATTAGAATGGATGAGAAAAGTGGGAGTAAAGAAGTTTGAAGAACCACTGCAGTATTATTTAGGAGCTAACATATTTTATTCCGAGAAGTTTTTGGCTGAAACACCCCTTGAAGAGCTAGAAAAAAAGAGTAACCAAATACTAGCTGATAAAGGGGCGCCAATAATAATTGAAAATGGCTCAAAACATTATATAGATTAAATTGAAATAATGCTCTTAAATTTGCTTAAATAATCAATAACTTCTTTTAAGCCATTTTTAAAACGGTTTTCCATATAAAGTATACCTTTATCGGAAAGGTAAGAATCACATACAACATTTTCAGCATAAGCACATATTAATAAGCTAGAATCTTTCAGCTCGCTACATGCTGCATCAATATCACTGTATTGCATTTTTGTATTGATACATTCATAAATGTTGGCTGAACTACCAAAAGCTATAGCTATATCTTTTGAAATGCCGTTTTTACGTTTTTGACAGTATTGTTTATATAATAAGCAAATTAAAGCATCAGCATTTTTAGTAAGCTGTATATCCATAAAATATACATCCCCTTTCATCAAAATTTTACCATAAGGGGACAAGCAATACAAAGGAGTTGATAAATTGAATTTAACACCAATAGAGTTTAAGAAACAAAGAGTTTTAAGTACGGAATTATTAGCAAAAGTATATGAAACAGATATGAACAACATTCAAGCTAACTTTTCAAGAAATAAAGATCACTTTAAAGAAGGAATACATTACTATTTACTTCAAGGCGAGGAATTAAAGCAGTTTAAGAACCAACCTACTATTAGTCAGCTGGTTTCTAAACATGTAAGCCAACTATACTTGTGGACAGAGCGGGGAGCAAATCGACATTGTAAAATATTAGATACAGATAAAGCGTGGGAACAATTTGACAACTTAGAAGAAACTTATTTTAGAGTTAAAAAAGCAGAACCACAATGCATAGAGGACTTAATTATTATGCAAGCACAAAGCCTTAAAGATATGCGATTACAGCTACAAGAAACTAAGGAGCAGACAACAGCAGTAAAACAAGAAGTACAAGCTATGCGTGATGTAATTACTATAAAACCAAGTGAAGAGTGGAGAAAGCAGACCAATGTACTTATAGCAAAAATATGTATGAGAGTAAAAGACTATAAAAAACCTAAGGAGGAAATTTATAAAGCACTTCAAGAGCGTGCAGGATGCGATTTAAAGATTAGGCTTAAGAATATGAGGGCGAGGTTACTACTTAATGGATCTACTAAAAGTAAGGTGGACAAGCTTAATTATTTAGATGTAATCACAGAAGATAAAAAGCTTATTGAAATATATGTAGCCATAGTTAAAGATATTGCCATTAAAAACAGTATAAAGGTTAAGGAGGAAATTCAGTAATGATAAATATAACTTCATTAGAAGAAAGAGCAAATGACTTATTCAAACAATACGGACTTTATGGATCGGCAACTCAAATGTTTATTACTAGATTTTTTTACACTCATGACTTGGCAGATTTAACAATTTTGAGAGTGGCTAACTTACCAGATAAATTAAGAAAAGACTTAGCAAGTATATTAAGGGAGTATTTTAAAAACAAGCAAACTGCCCCTGAGGTGGAAGCTCAAGAACAGCTTGAAAAGTTTGTGCCAGAAGATAGTAATGGAACAAATTATGAAAGAGGCCAAAAACACACAACTAGTTAAAAATATTTTCTTTAATAAATTTCCATTGGTCTTTATTTAACCATCCTTGGTAATTAGTTGTTAATACTTCCGTTACTATCATTGTGTCGTTATCATCTAGGTACGAATTAATATTGTTTGAAATTTGGGTGGCAGTAAGATTAGATTTAATTAAATATGAAGACTTCCAATAAGTACACCATGAAGAAGAAGAATCTTTTATAGCTTTAATGACATCTTCATATTTTTGACCCGGACTATCAAGATCATAAGTTATCATATATGCAGCCATATATATCACCTCACTTTCAGATGATATATTCTACAAAAACACTGTAAAAACCTTTAAAAAATATAAAAAGGAGGAAATAACATGAGAGATATTAAGAAATACACAAATAAAATGACTAAAGGGGAGTTCATAAAGAAAGCAGACAAAGAGACATGGTGTCCTAATGCGTATGGATTAAAATGTTTTAGCGATATAGATTTAGACAAATGCGTCCTTGACTTTATAACATGTCATGAATGCTTTGAGATAGCACTTCAAAATATTAAATTCAAGGAGGAAGAGAAAATGAATAACGCAACAGTAAAAACTATAATGACACTTGGTGCAATGCTAGGAAGAGACTATGATTATGAATTCATAAAACATAGCAATGAGAGCAAAGTCAGCATTTATAAGAAGGGTAAGTTGATTAAAACTGATTGTGTTGATGCTGTAGAGATAACAAACGAAGATGAATTTAAAATTTGGGTTTGGAATTGGTTATATAGAACTAAGTATCAGAGTAAAGAAGCAGCTGCAACAATATCTACTAACCGCATGATTTAGGAGGTAGAAACTATGGAACTAAAACCAAAACAGAGGGAATTTTTGAGACACCTGGGACTAGCAGTTAAAAATTTCGAGTTAGTTTCTAGTAGCTGCAGCAATTGGAGTTTTCGTAACAGAAAAACTGGTGCAAAACTAGATTATAGATTTTAAGTTAGGGGTGGAGCGTTTGAAGCATGGAAAAAGACCAACATTGAAGCAGAGAGAAAGAATTTCAAAGTTGAAGTATAAGGGAAGAAATCTTAATCCTGAAAACTGGCTAGTAGTTAAGGACACATCAGAAGAATTTGTATTAGTAAATAAAAATTCAGGACATCAAGAAAAATATTCCAAATAAAAAGGGAGGATTATTTATTATGAAATCGACAGGAGTTGTAAGACAATTAGATCCACTAGGAAGAATAGTTTTGCCAATTGAAATAAGAAGAACATTTGATTTAAAAGAAAAGGATGCTTTAGAAATATATGTAGATGGTGAGAACATTGTACTTAAGAAATATAATCCAGCATGTATTTTCTGTGGAGAAGCAAGCGAGGTTGTTAACTATAAAGGTAAGAAGATTTGCAAGAAATGTTTGGAAGAATTAAGAAGGTGATTTTAATGGAGCGAATAACACCAATACATCCAACTCAAAGAACTAAACAACAATTACACCATAAACCTACTACAGACTTTCAGAATATTCTTGAAAATAGACTTGATATTGACCATGAGCAGATATATGACACTGAAACTAATGAGACTATATGTGACATAGACAATATGGATGAAGCTACTTTGAATAAATTATTGGAGGAGCATCCTATTGAATATGACAAAATAGGTCGTATGAATTACAATCCTATATTTCACGCTAGAATGAGACAACCTTGGACAGTAGATGAACTTAATTATGTGATTAATTGGTATGACAAAGTTGGACCAGATGAACTAAGTTTTGCGTTAGAAAGAACAATCAAAAGTGTTATGCAGAAAGCTACAGACTTAAGGAAACAAGGAAAGATGCCACAGATTCAAGGATACCACAAAAGAGTTTCCAATATTTCATGTTAGGAGGTTGAAAATGACATTTAAAGACGTAGCAAAGTCATTTACAGCGGTTGAGATTGTACAAGGTATATTTGGTATGTTAATAGCACTTATAGCTATATATGTTGGTTATGTGGCTATGTGGTGTATGTGATTGACAAAGGGGAAATGGAGAAAATGTATAAAGAAGAAGAAATTAATTTTGAATATGAAAATATTCGAAAATTAACGAGTAAAGAAACAGGTGAAGAAATTAAGCTTAAAAGTTTTGTGGAAGTACTGTTTAATAATGGTTTTAGTGTTACTGGGTTTATAACCCAAATGTCTCGGAAGTCATTAATCATAGAAACAAGTATTAAATATACACCTGCAGGAATAGAGACTACAAAAAATTTGGCGCTACTAAGAGATGTTAAGAGTATTGAATCCATAGATATCGAAGAATATGGCTACGAAGAATATGAAGAAGGAACTATAGAACCTAATTGGAAAACTTATTCAACTTATATGGGACCAGTTCCGCTTAAAACACATGATGGAAGAGAGTTATCTGAGAAAGAATCCATCTTAATTAAAGCAACAAAAAATAGGCTTAAATCATTCTATAGGAATTCTACGCCTATAGAATGCATAATTGATTATGTTGAAAAGAACGATTTTTGGAAAAGAAAGCCTTGGGATTTAGCACAAGACTACTATAATGACATTATTTGTTAAAGGAGGAGCGATTATGTGGATTAGAAGTCAAGATAAGAGGATTTTAGTAAATGCTAATTCGATAAATTTAAACTACGCAAATTCAGATGAAATATTAGGATATGTGAATAGTGAAAGAGTTGGGAATCCGTTAGGTAGATATGAAACAGAAAAGAGAGCTTTAGAGGTTCTAGATGAAATTCAGGTGCAAATTCAATCATGTGTATCTTTCGATAAAATGCAAGGTCCAACACGAACTTTTATGCAACCAGTGTATCAAATGCCAGAAAACTAAAAAAGGACTCTCGCCAAAGAGCCCAAAGTAAAATAACCAAATTAATTATAAAAGATAGTAAGTAAAAAATCAAATTGGAGGATTGAATATGAGATTTAAAGTTGAAGTTGATATTGATTGGATAAATGAAGATTGTGGAATAGATGAAACAGTTTCAGAAGAGATAAAGAGCAAACTAACTGATAAGGTTTTTACAACAGTTGAGAAGCAGATTCAAGAAAAGCTTACAGAAAAGATTTCAAAGCAAGTAGATGCAGTTTTAGATAAGAAAATAATGCAGACATATGACGAGTTCCTTTCTAAGGGATTCAATATCTATGACCGCTGGGGAGATTTGAGAGAAGAAAATGTGAATGTTAAAGAGCTTCTAAAAAAGAAACTAGATACATTCATGTCAGAAAATGTAGACGAGGAAGGACGATCTGATAGGTACAATGGCAAGCCAAGATATGCGGTAATACTTGACAATCAATCACAGAAACAAATAAATGAGTTTCTTGGAAAACTATCACGTAATGTTATTGAAGGAATCAAGGAAGATATAAATAATGAGGCGGTTAAGAAAATTACAGAGAGCATTTTATCAGATTACAGCTTAAAAAAACTGGTTAATCCTATGGCATGAATCGAGGTGTAAGTATGGATGTTAAAAGTGTGATATATCCTAGCAAATGGGATGAAGTAACTTTCTACAGTAATGGCACGTTGGAAATAGCTGATAACAATAATTCAGTAAAAATAAAGAGCAAAGATATGATAGAAAAAATAGTTAAAAAATATTTAGTGAATCTTGATGATAGTGATTTAAAAAAAATCATGAAAAATGTTGAGGAGGAACGTAATGAGTAAAACAATTATTTTAAAAGGTTTATACCTTAAGAATTTTAAGGGAATAAAGGAACTTGATATAGATTTTGGAAAGGTAACAAATATTTTTGGAGACAATGGATATGGAAAGACTACAGTATTTGATGCGTTTACATGGTTGCTATTTGATAAGGATAGCCAAGACAGAAGTAAGTTTGATGTACAACCGCTTGATGGAAATAATAATGTGATTCACATGTTAGAAACAGAGGTTACAGGAGCTATTGAAATAGATGGAGTTAAAACTATTCTAAAAAAAGTTCTAAAAGAAAAATGGGTAAAAAAACGCGGAGAAGTTGAAAGCGAACTCAAAGGAACTGAAACATCTTATTATGTGGACGAAGCACCTTTTAAGCAAGGCGAGTATAAAAAGATGATTCAAAGTATAACCGGTGATGAAAATATTTTTAAATTACTTACTAATCCTTTGTATTTTAGTTTAGGTCTTAAATGGCAGGACAGAAGAAAAATAATATTTAATCTTAATGGTGATGTAGATATTTCAGATGTTATTAATTACAAGAGCAGCCTTGGAGAACTACAAAATTATCTTAATCCTAATGAAGATATAGAAATCTTTAAAAAGAGAATTAAGGCGCAGATAGCAAAACTTAAAAAGGATAAGGAAAATATTCCTGCACGAGTTGATGAATGTAGCAGATCCATAAGAAGCGATATTGATTTTGAACTACAGGAAACCAATAAGAAAAACCTTACTGACAATATTAAAGTTCTAGATGAACAGATACTCGACAGTAGCAAAGTAGATGATGAAATTCTAGAAAAGAGAAAAAAACTTTATGATTTAAAAGCAAATTTAAATTCTTTAGAGTTTAAGTTGAATTCCAAAGCACAAGAACCTTTGAAAGAATTAAAACAGAAAAAAAATAAATTGGAACAAAATAATCATAGCATTGGATTAAAAGCTGACAGGATAAAGAATGAATTAAAACTAAATGAAGATAACATTTCAATACTAGAAACTTCAATAGCCGATTTAAAAAAGCAATGGTATGAAGTAAATGCCAAAACTTTAGAGTTCAGTAAAAATGAATTCATATGTCCTACATGCAAAAGAGAGTTCGAAGCAGCAGACATAGAAGCCAAAAAACAAGAGATGACAGAGAATTTTAATCAAGATAAATCTAATAAATTAAAAAAAATCAACGATGAGGGACAATTTAAAACTAATAATCTTAATACTCTTAAGCAAGAGGTTGAGCAGCTTAAAAATGAATACGATACGTATTTAAAACAGTTATTTGAACTTTCAGAAGAGAAAAAGGTACTTGATAAGCAAATATTGGAGTTTAAACCTAATTTTGATTTTAGCAATAATCAAGAGTACCAGGAACTTAAAAAGGAAATTGCTGATTTAGAAGCTGAACTAGCTAAACCTTCTGATACAAATTCACAGGTGCAAGAGATTAGACATAAAAAGTCTAATTTAGAAATTGAACTAGATGGCATAAATAACTTGCTCTCTTATAAAGAACAAAATAAAGCCCTTGAAGACAGGAAAGCTGAACTTATGAGAGAAGAAAAAAAGTTAGCACAACAAATAGCAGCATTAGAAAAACAAGAATACCTAACAGAAGAATTTACACGAACTAAAGTTGAATTATTAGAAAGTGGTATAAACAATAGATTTAAATATGTTAAATTTAAGCTTTTTGAAACACAGGTAAATGGTGCCTTAAATGAGACATGTGAAGCTTTAATTGATGGAGTACCTTTTAGTAATGCAAATACTGCAAGTCAATATAATGCTGGAATTGATATTATAAATGCTTTATCAAAATTTTATGAGGTACAAGCACCTATATTTTTGGATAACAGGGAATCAGTAAGCAAAATAATTCCAAGTAATTCTCAGATAGTTAATTTAATAGTTTCAGATGATAAAAAATTAAGAGTAGAAAGTGAGGAAATATAGATGTTAGTTACAGTAAAAGCATTATCGAAAAAAGCTTTAGAAGAAAGAGAGTACAGGGATAAAGTTCAAATATGCATGGATGGAAAAGAAGTTTTTAATGTTATGGATGATGAACCAGAAGACTCAAATTTGAGTAGAAGTTTTAGCGATGTATATAAGATTCCTAAGTTATTAGAAAAAGCTTATAAAGCAGGCAAAAATGGTGAAGAACTTAAAATTGAATATGAAGAAGTGGAGGAGATATGATGGATAAAAAAGGAGAGTATAACATATCAAAAGCTATTCAGGTACAACAAAAACTATGCAGAGAAAGAAATTTCCCACATTTTGCACCTGAGGATGGTAGATGCTGGTGTTGTAATAAAAATATTTATGAAGAAATTGGTTGGAAATATGATAGTGCATCACATAGACATGTTCAAGTTCCATTGGATTCAGACCAAGTTGGATTTACTACCGGAATAACAGTTGAAAAGGCTGGTGAAGAATTTATAACAGGATGCCCACATTGTAGTAGAACATATTGTGATTAAAAAATTTAATTTAGAAAGTAGGAGATATAAATGGCAAATCAAGTTCAAACTACTGTAAATAAAGCAGTAACAGTACAGGAAAAAAATATAACAGAAGAAGTTTTAAGTAGAGTAACTGATTTAAGTAAGAAAAAAGAATTAGTTATACCACCAGGATATAGTGCAGCAAATGCATTAAAAAGTGCATGGCTATTACTTCAAGAAACGGTTGACAGAAATCAGAAACCAGCTTTACAAGTGTGTTCAAAATCAACTATAGCTAATACGTTGTTAGATATGACTATACAAGGACTATCTCCAGCTAAAAAGCAATGTTATTTCGTAGTGTACGGAAGTCAACTTCAATTAATGCGTAGCTATATGGGAACTGTAGCAGTAACTAAAAGGTTAAAAGGCATTAAAGATGTAAAAGCCTATTGCATATACGAAGGTGATGAATTTGAGGAAACATATGATCTAGAGACAGCAACTTTAAAAATATCTAAGTTTAAGCCAAGCTTTGAAAATATAAATCTTGAAAAAATCAAAGGTGCATTTGCAGTAATTATTGGTGAAAATGGTCCTATTCACACAGAAGTAATGAATATTGAACAAATAAAAAAAGCTTGGGGACAAGGTGTTGCATATAAAACAGGTAAATCTAAAGCACATAATAACTTTACAGATGAAATGGCAAAGAAAACTGTTATTAATAGAGCTTGTAAGATGTACGCTAACACATCAGATGATAGTGATTTACTCATAGAAGCCTTTAATAATACTGATAAAACTTATGATGATGATAAAGTTATTGAAAATGTAGAACATGAAGTAACTGAGGAAATTAAAGATAATGCCAATAAAAAAACTTTAGATATTCAAGAGCCCCAAAGGGTAGAAATTAAGCCGGAGCAAACAATTATAGATGTTGAACCTCAGAAAGTTGAAACCAAACAGGAAGGACCAACATTCTAATGAAACTGAAAGTATTAGGAAGTGGTAGCAGTGGAAACTGCTATCTACTTCAAAATGGAAAAGAAACTTTAGTACTAGAATGTGGACTACCTTATAAAACTATTCTGAAAGGCTTAAATTTCAATCTTTCTAATGTGGTTGGGTGTTTGGTCACACACGAACATAAAGACCATTCTAAAGCTATAAATGAAGTCCTGAACAATAGCATAGATGTTTATAGCAGTAAAGGAACACTAAAAGCTATGAATATAAAAAATTATAGAGCAAAAATAATTGAGAGTGAAGAGCAATTTTTTATAGGGGATTTTACAGTACTTCCATTTGAAACTGAGCATGATGCGGTAGAATCACTCGGATTTTTGATACAGAATAGTGACTTGGGAAAGCTTTTATTTATTACGGATAGTTACTACTGTAAGTATAATTTTTCAGGTCTAAACCATATCCTGATTGAATGTAATTATAGCAAATCTATCTTAGATAAAAATATTAAAAATGGATTTATACATCCTACACTAGCAAATAGGCTTTTAAAATCTCATTTCAGTTTAGATCATGTAAAAGAGTTTCTAAAAGCAAATGATTTAAGCAAATGTAGAGATATAGTTTTAGTACACTTATCAAATAATAACAGTAATGCTGCAGAGTTTAAAGAAGAGATTGAAAGACTTACAGGTATTCCAGTTTACATTGCAAACAAAGGATTAGAATTAGAACTATTTAAGGAGTAATTTTATGGGAGAAGGTAAAGGCTGGATAAGCATATATAGAATTATTCAAGAGCATTGGCTGTGGCAGGAGAAACCTTTTGATAAAGCACATGCCTGGATTGACCTTCTCCTGTCAGCCAATCATAAAGAAAATAAGGTTTTATTAGGGAATGAATTGATTTTAATTGAAACTGGAAGTTTTATAACTTCACAATCCAAGCTTATGAATCGTTGGGGTTGGGGCAATACAAAGATAAGGAATTTTCTAAAGCTATTAAGTAATGATGGCATGATTAAATGTTCCGGAGAAAACTACACATTAATTAAAATTATTAATTACGAAATGTACCAAAAGCAAACTGATATAAGCCAAGTAGTACCAATGGATAGCGGGGATAGGCAAATCGACAACAAACTGGTGACAAACTACCAACAAACTGGTGACAAACTGCGAGCAAATACAAACAATAATGATAATAATGATAATAATATATATTGTCCAAACTCGGTTGAGTTTCGACTAGCATCTTACCTCTTTAAATATATTAAACGTAATAATGAGAAAGCTAAGGAACCAAACTTACAGAAATGGTCCAAGACCTTTGATTATATTCTTAGGATTGATAAAAGAGATATAGAAGAAGTTAAGAGCATTATTAAGTGGTGCCAGAATGATAGTTTTTGGTTTAAGAATATTCTAAGTCCAGACAAGTTGAGAAAGCAATATGATAGATTACTGGTTAGTATGAAGGATCCAAAGCCAAAAGAAAAGAGAGAGGACAACTTCAACAATTATCAGCAGCGTAAATATGATTATGATGATTTAGAAAAGAAACTTTTAGGTTGGGATAAGGAAGGAGAGTAAAAGTGGTAAGTGAAGCAAAATTAAATAAGATGTTTAAGGGATTAGACAGTTTAGAACCAAATGCAGCCATAGCAAAAGCAGCAAGTAAATTTAAACTTTCTAAAAGCACAGTTAAAAATTATTACAGTGAGTGGAGGAGCAATTATATGGGTGAGAAATTAGTAGATTCAGTAAAGGAGAATAAATCGGCAACTAATAAAAAGAGTGTACAAACTAAAAATGAGCATACAGTATCCAAGGAGGACACAAAAGAAAATTTAGGACTAACTATACAAGAAATTAGGCTCAACGGTGTTAATGGCGAATATAGAGTATGTAAAGAGGGTATAGAACTTCATGGAGAAGAACAAACACTAGCATTTCAAAATATAAAGCAGTGGGAAGAATTTAAAGCGGAAATAGACAGTGTCTTTGAATATGGCAAGAGTAATAAAATACTTGCTAGTTAGGATGATAAGTATGCTAGAACTAAATAAAATTTACAACATAGATTGCGAAGAAGGCATGAAGCAAATTCCGAATAAATATTTTGAATTAGCTATAGTTGATCCACCGTATTTCAAAGGACCCAATAGTCGAGGATATTATGGCAGGCGAATAAACAAGCTAAATATAAAAAGGCGTGACTATACAGAAATTAAAAGCTGGGATATACCAGACGAGCAGTACTTCAAAGAACTTAAAAGAGTATCAAGGAATCAAATTATATGGGGCATAAATTATTATGATGTTTATTTAGGACCTGGAAGGATTGTTTGGGACAAAGTTAACGGAAAAAGTTCTTATAGTGATTGTGAAATTGCTTACTGCAGTATGCATGATTCAACAAGGTTATTTAGATATATGTGGAATGGTATGAACCAAGGTAAGTCTATTAGTGAAGGATGGATAATGCAGGGTGATAAAGCAAAAAACGAAAAGAGAATACATCCAACGCAAAAGCCTGTTAACCTGTATAAATGGTTATTAATGAACTATGCAAATCAAGGAGATAAAATTTTAGATACTCATGTTGGAAGTGCATCAAGTTTAGTAGCATGTCATGAAATGGGTTTTGATTTCCTAGGATTTGAAAAGGATAAAAATATATTTGAGCTGGCCAGCAAAAGATTGTTTTCTTCAATGAGCCAAATTAATATGTTTAATTCTATTAAGGACGTGGTTATGTGATTAAGTTTTGGGCAGATAAGATAATTCAGCTATGTGAGCAAGGAGTTTCTTTTATAGATGCTTGCAAGATAGTTAAGGAGTGGAGGAAATGAAGAATGGGTAGTTTACTAAAAACAATCTTAGAATATGGTGAGAAGAATTTTGTTGATAAAGATATAAATAATGATACAGCAGCAGAAATGTTTTTACACAATATTCATCCAAAACAAATAGTTTTAGATATGTTTGATATACCATTTATGTTCTACGAGGTAAGTTATGAGTATACAACAGCGCGTGGAAATTACAAACAAGGTAAAAAGTATTTTGTACTTAATACCTATAGTCCACAGGAAAACATGAAAAAAGAATTAGAAAACTATATAAAGGAGTTTAATAAGAAAAATCCACAAAGGCAACTTTTAAATGTAAAGTTTCTTGAAAGTAAATGTCTTGGCTATGTAAGTTTAAGTGCATAAATTAAATATAGTTCTACGCTTTCAATTCCTCTTTAAGAGGTTGGCATAGTAATATCTTAGGATAGCTTCTTAGGGTGTTATGAAAAATATAGGTTAAAACCGTAAAAGAGCACACCTAAGGGCAACCTTATCTTATGAGCCTATAACGCAGATAACAGGGTCGTGAGGGTTAAAGTAAATCATAGGAATAAGAATGTTTTTGCCTATTCAGCTAAGCAATTTAAGTTGAATAGGTGAGAAAAGTGTTAGAACAAGATAGTAAATTAATTATAGCTGATGCATTAGGATCAGCAAGAAACAGAATCGAAAGCCACAATAGAATTGCAGTATCTATAAGTGGTGGAAGTGACAGCGATACGGTGCTTGATATTATAAAAAAATGTAAAACTGAAAAAGATATATTTTTTATAAATTTTAATACTGGATTAGAATATCAAGCAACTAAGGATCATTTAAAATATCTAGAAAATAAATATAAAATAAAAATAGAGACAATAAGACCTGAGAAGCCAGTACCATTATGTGTTAAGCAATATGGAGAGCCGTTTCTTAACAAAAGAGCAAGCGAAATGATAATGCGATTGCAAAGACACAATTTCACCTGGGAAGATAAGAGTTTTGAAGAATTGTATAAACAGTATCCTAATTGTAAGAGTGCTTTACGTTGGTGGTGTAATTGCTATGATAGCTACTCTTTAAATATAAGCAATAACAAATTTTTGAAAGAGTTTTTAATTGAATATCCTCCAGAATTCCAAATATCAAATTTATGCTGTCATTACGCAAAGAAAGTAGTTGCAGCAGAATTCAATAAATCCCATAATATAGATTTGGTTGTAAATGGAATAAGAAAAGCAGAAGGAGGAATAAGATCAGTAAGCTACAAAAGTTGTTTTACACCAGCAAAAGATAAAAAAAAGTGTGATGTATATCGACCTATATTTTGGTTTACAGACGATATAAAAAGGCAATATGAATTAGAAAATAATATAGTGCACAGCAAGTGCTATACGGAATATGGACTAAAGCGTACAGGCTGTACAGGATGCCCATATGGAAAAAACTTTGAGTTTGAATTAATGGTATTACAAAAGTATGAGCCTAAACTTTATAAAGCAGCGGCAAATGTTTTTAAGAATTCATATGAATACACTAGACAGTACAGGAAGTATGTTAAGCTAAAAAACAATAATGGCAATGTTCAACTATCATTGTTTTAAAGAAGATGAGAGCGTGAAACCAATAGAGTCACTACCTTGGTAGGTTAGGAAGTTGAATGAAATGTGAAGAAATGGAGTTGGAAAAATGAGTTGCCAAGCAGTTAAAAATGGTAAAGTTAAAAGGAAAGGTAAACCAAGTATTGAATGGCATGATGATAGCGGAAAACCTGTATATTATTGTTATGGTTGGGCTGATTATGGTACAGAAGATTTAATAGAAACATGTTCAAAATGCCCTAAAAACGTAATATACGCACAGAGAGATTTAGAAGCAATAAATGAAAAATAATTCGTAATTCAAATAAAAGAAAAAATATCACGATTTTGGCTAAACAATCATCAATATGGATATTTTTATCACAGAAATAGCTAAATAATCACAAATGTTACAAGGAAGTGAGAACGTGAAAAAAGACGTTTTAAAGGTAATAGTTAAAGAAGGACGTGGACAGGACTTTGAAAAATATTGTAAAGAGAAAGGCATATTTTGTAGACGATATTCTTTAGAAATGCTTAAAACAAGATATAGAGCAGAGTGTAAATTAGAACAACTAAAAGGTGCTGAAATATTTATTAAGAGCGTTGAAGATATGCCGAAAGCAACTTTGGATTAAGTCGTATTTCAAAAATAATATGTATTAAATCTAAAATCAGGGTGTCATTTGGCTACAGCTGCAAATTTCTATTATCAAATGACACTCAATTGAAAAGGAGAGCTTATGGAAATTAGTGAATTAAAAGCGAAAATAGAAAAGCAGAAGGAAATAAATACAAAGTTATATAAGCAAATTGGTACTGCAACACATGAAGACCCACGCAACTTAAAAGCACAACCAATATTGAAGCAATGGCGAAAGGAAAGTGACAAATTAAGAAGTTTACTTAAAGAATTGCAGGAGATGGAATTAGTTAAAAAAGAACATGATAGAAAGTTAAAAGAATCAAAAACATTTGTTAATAGTTTTGGAGAAGCTACAAAAAGGAACGTAACATGTAGCACATATGAAAAAGCACAAAAAAGAATCTCTAAGGAAATTTTAAATTTTATAAGGTAGGTGGGATTGAATAATGGATAAATTATCACCTAAGCAACAAGGATTATGGACATATAACATGCTAAAAAAGAGAAAAGCAAGGGCGGCAAAGCTAAAAGAAAGAGGAGACATGGAAGCAAGGCAGTTTCTTATTGTTAGCAGTATAACAGCAAATAAGAAATACAATAATTCAAAACCGAGGTAATGAAATGATTAAAGCATGGAATAAATGGAAGAAAGGTTGTAGTTTACCTTTCAGTACATTTTTAAAGATTTATATATATGACAGATTAATTATAAGAACCGTAAGATTATTTAATCATATAAGGAGGAAATTTAATTGAAATTAGTGACTGCTGAACCTAAAAATAAAAAGATGGCAAATAAAGGGATGTACTTTGAAAATGAAGTTAAGAAAGCGAACGATTATTACAAAATGAATGGTCAAGCTTTAATTCAGAAGATAAGTACTCCATGGCAAGTTAGAAGAGCAGGGAAGAAAATAATATCAGCGTTTCCGGTTGGGAAAAGTACTTTGGATTTTAGAGGCACCGTAAAAGGTGGATTATCAATAAGCTTCGATTGTAAAGAATCAGAAGATGAAAGAGGATTACCACTTGCTCATGTGCAGCCACACCAAATTGAGTATATGAGAAATGCACTTTCGGTAAATGAAACAACATTCCTACTATGCTTTATAAAACCGTTAGATAAGAGATTTTATATACCAGGAAGTATAGCTATTCAATATTGGGATAGATGGCAGCAGAATAAGGGAAAAAGAGGTTTTAACTTCATACCTCTTGACGTTATGAAAGAAGTAAAGTTTAAGGATATATATTTAGATTATTTGGAAACATTGGAGGGTTAAAAAATGGTACAAATTGGTGAAAAAGAAGATTTATCAAGAGCAGTTTTAAATGTGGATTTAAATAGTCCAATTTTTAAAACTATGATAAGAAAATTAAATGATCAAATAAAGAAAGTACTGATTAAAGTCTACAACGAAGAGTTTGAGAGCGGAGATATATCGCTCAAACTTACATTAACTGTTCCTACACAATATAAAGATTTTCCAGTAGAAAGCAATATACCAGGAGAACCACCAACAATGAAAACCTATGAATATAAGGCACTTCAATTTAAAAGCAACATTACAACTACACTAAAAAAGACAAATAAGATAGACAATGAATACCGCAGTGAAAAAGAACTAAAGAATAATGATGGTGAATTTGTGGAAGTTCCAATTGAGGACCCACAAATCAGCTTATTTGACTAATTAATTCTATAAGTCCCTAGTACAAGCTGGGGACTACCTAAGGAGGTAGGAACAATGTGTGATTGTATAAAACAAATAGAAGAAGAAATAAAAATTAATTTTCCAGAAAGTGCACCAGCACTAAAAGTATCAAAAGTTAAAGAGGTAAAGTTTGAAAATTTATACTGGGACTTAGAAGACAATTGCAGAATGGGAGTAAGTATGCCTATAAGAGTTGATTATGAGAGAAAAACGAAAAAAGGTAATGTTATTAGCAAGCATGAGATTTTAAATATGCAGCCAAAGTATTGTCCATTTTGTGGGAAACCTTATAAGGAGGAATAGCAATGAAAGATTATCTTAATTCAGATGAAAAGAATCAGATAATGGTGTTTATGTCTATACTTCAAGTTATGGATGGAAACAGAGGTATTAATGGTCCTAAAATAGTATCAGTTTTAGAAGATTGGAGTAAAAGAAAGAATCTCACTAAAGAAGAACATAAGTATTTAAAATTTACCAATACCTATCTTAGTAAGTTCTGTGAGAGTGTATATAACAGGTTAAACAGTAAAGAGCAAAAGCAGTTAGATAAAAGATTAAAGAAGTTTGATTTTAGGTTAGTAGATGATTATACACTTGAAAAAGTTTATAGAGATATGAGCAATAAGATGCAAAATGCAGTTATTCCAAGAGAAGAATTTTGTAAATGGTGCGAGGAAATAATGGAATGTAACTGCAAGGAATGTACTAAAGACTGGAAAGGCTGTAGGCTTCATGAGGTCTTTGAAAATAACTTTGTCCCTGAAAGTAGCTGGGAAATGGATAACTGCAGGTATGCATATAAGAACATTGAAAAGGAGAAAGCAATATGACACCAGGAGAAATAATTGAAAAGATAAAGGCTGCTCAAATAGCTTTAACCAAGGGCAATTCAGAAATTAAGACATTGGGAATTAAGAAAGCAGAAACAGAAAGAAATTATAAAATTGCATTAAATAAAAAGGTACTCGTATTAAAAACAGAAAAGTATCCAGCAACATTAATACAGGATCTATCACGTGGAGATGAAAAAGTAGCACAACTTAGAATGAATAGAGATATTGCAGAATCTGCATACTATACAGCTATAAGTGCATCAGATAATATACGATTAGAAATTGAAACTTTAAGAAGTATGCTGACATGGTTAAGAGTTGAATTAAAAAATACTTAGGTGGTGGTTGTATGGTTAGCACACAATTAAGTATCTTTGATATAGATTTTATAGCACCTAAGGGAGAAGTCACAGAAAACAAGGTATTGGATACAAAAATAGATAAATCGGACACAAAAAAAGATGAATCGTACACAAAAAGTCTCACTCAAAATTCTGTAACTAAAATTGAGAAAAGTAAAAAGTCACTAGAATTAACACCTGAGCAGCAAAAATTCTTAGACAAAAATGAAGTCTTAGGAAATGAGAGTCTTGAAACTTTAACAAGGATAATCTTACAATCATGCGGATGGATGGCTATAGAAGGTGTATGTAAAGAATTAAATGTAGTTAGTACCTCTTATATTGATGCTACAGGTGAAACAGAGTTTATAGTCGAAAAGAAAAGCTCTGTATTACCATCGGACAAGATTATATATCATAAAACCGATTTTGAGATAAATAATATACAGCAGCAGAGATTGCAAGAAGTTAAGCAAAAATACCAGGGGCAAATAAAGAGGATCATACACCGACATGGAGATGAAAACATTCTTGTAGAGTTAGGAAACAAGCTATTAGACATTATAGCCACAGGTTGGGTCCTGGAATTTAAAGAGACTATACATGTAGATTGTGTAGAAGATGAAGTCTTAGAGGATTTTATAGTAAAAAAGGATGTTGGAAGTTTAGTCAAAGTAGGAGACTACGTAAGAGCTTGCATAGGAACTAAGAAAAGGATTGTTGAAGGGACTATAACTAGAGAATACGGACTTGGAAACTCTATTCTAAACATAAGTTTTAAAAAAGAAAACGGAGTAAGAGCGTGTACTGCAATAGGTAGATTTGCTATAAAAGCTATTTTAAAATCTCAAGTATGAGCAATTTGGAGGGATAATAATGGAAATAAATAGAATGCTAGGTATAACAGAAAGCTATAAAGCTCCAAAAACTATTATGGATATTTTATATGACCATGAAAAAAGGGAAAAAATATTTTTGGAATTTTTAAAGGTATACAGCAATGATGTTTCTTATGATTGGTTTCATGAATATTTTGAAAATGAACATTCTGATAGGAAGGAAAAGAAACAGGATTTTACACCAAATTCGGTTTCGGATATTTTAACAAAGGTAGTAGATACTAAAGAGGGAACAGTGTATGATGTTGCATCAGGAACTGGTGGAATAATTATTCGAAAGTGGTGGGATGAATGTTCAAAATCAACTCCATTTTCATACAGACCTAGCGAACATCTTTATTGTTGTGAGGAGCTTAGTGATAGAGCGATACCATTTCTACTTTTCAACTTAATGATAAGAGGCATGAACGCTATTGTTTTACATTGTGATATTTTATCAAGGGAATGCAAAGGAATCTTCTTTGTAAACAATGCAAAAGATGATTTGCTAAGTTTCTCAAGCTTAAATTTAATGCCCTATACAAAGAATGTTGAAGATTATTTTGAAGTAAAGTTTACCAATTTTAGGTATCCTTCAATAACGGAGGTGAGCTAAATGCAAGAATATAGAACCGAATATTGTTTGAAAGATGATGAAGCAGCATTTTACGAAGACGATAAAGTAGATATACAAAGTAATGATAAAAGAATAGTTGGAACTATAGCAGTAATCACGGCTTACAGATTATTTATAGATACAGAAAAAGGAACACGTGATTTTGTAAACATAAGCGATATTAGGAGTGTGAAGAAGCTATGAAGCTATCTGAATACTATGATAAATGGATTACAACTTATAAGAAAAATAACGTAAGATCAGTAACTTATCAAAAATATTTAATGACAGGTAAATCACTAAAAGAGATTGAACCTGATTGCGATATTTCCAAAATTGATAGAGGGATATATCAGAAAATTGTAAATAAATATGCTGAAGCACATGAACACTTAACAGTAATGGATTTTCACAGACAAATTAGAGCTAGTGTTTTAGATGCAGCGGATGAAGGAATTATTGAAAGAGATTTTACAAGGAGAGTCCAAATTGGTGGGAAGCCAAAAACTAGAAAGCTAAAAAAGTTTTTAGAAGAAGATGAAGCTAAAATATTTATTGCTGATTTAAATATCAATACCAAGGAACTTAATTGGGATCACTTCTTACTGTTATTAATTAATACTGGATTACGTTATGCTGAAGCATTAGCACTAACACCTAGTGATTTTGATTTTATAAGTAGAACAATTGATGTTAATAAATCGTATGACTATAAGTCAAAAACCAAAACCAATAGATTTCAACCCACGAAAAATGTATCATCAAATCGTATTATATCACTAGATTTAAAAACAGCATGGATATTAAGACCGCTGATAGAAAAGCTTAATCCTACAGAACCGATATTTCCTTACTGGTATGGTGGGGGGCATGTAATAATATATAATTCGACCATAAATGATATTATAGCTAGACATTGTAATAACGTAGGAATCAACAAAATAACAGTGCATGGGCTAAGACATACACATGCGAGTCTTTTAATAGCGAAGAAAGTTAGTATACAAGCAGTGGCTAAAAGATTGGGACATGCTAATACAATAACAACTCAGTCGACGTATATTCATCCACTGAAAGCAGCAATGAAGGAAGCAGACGAAAAGATTGAAAGCATTTTAGTAAATATGTAAAACATTTAAGCAAGGAATAGAAATTTAAATAGTTCTTAATAGGTGTTGATATGAAAGTAATGATAATGGCATTTAGAAAGAATAGTTGGTATGGAACTATAGGGTTTGTTGGCAAGCATTACGCAGTTTTGAGTCAAGACAACTATAGTTATAAGGTTAAGGTTGGTAAAGAGGTAAAGAATGTAAATAAATGTGATGCGGTGGTGATTTGATGAGACTTATAGATGCAGATAAGCTTGTTGAAGAAATAAGAAAAAATGATTTAGAGTTTATGCAACAAATGGACATAGTTGATTGCTTAAAAGATATTATAGACAGGCAACCCACAGTTACAAAAACCGTGGAAATTAAAAAGATTGATGTTTTTGATAATGGAAAATAGGAGTTGATTAAATGATTAAGTCAATAGAAGGTTTAGGATTTAAAGGTGAGTATCTTAAAATGATATTTTTTATGGAAAGCGTTTTTAATATGAATGTTGCAAAAATGGGTTCAGAAGAAACAATGTTAGGTTGGATTAATAAGAACTTAGAAAATGCAAAAGAAAGGACAGAAGGACTTACAGATAGAGAAAAATTCATCATAGCATTTACAGTTTTACAAACTAAATTAGTTGAATAGGAGTTGATAGTTTGATAGACAAAGAGACCTTTAGAAAGACAGAACGTAAAATATATAATTACTTTAAAAAAGATAGAGTGATAAATAGTCTTAAGCATAAGGCAAATATTTTAAATAAACAAGTAGATCAGATAGAGAATCAATTAAAGACAACTAATATAGATATTCCTGAGGAGTCTCGAGCAATGACTTATGAAGAGAGAGTTCAGACAAGCTCTACTGGCGAAAGCTATGCCGAAAGAACACTCATGAACATTACGGAAAAAAAGATAATGGAACTGGATAGAAAGAAAAAAGAAATTGCAGATATAGAAGAGCAGATAAGAGACATTGAAGTCGATAGTATTATTATAGGGGATAATATAAGAACATTAAAGAAATATTATTATAAACCACTGGAATTAAAATACAGAGAAGAGTTACCTGACTGGTTAGTAGGGAATAGGCTCCATATATCGCAAAGTCAAGCTTGTAGGCGCAGGAAAGAAGCAATTAAAAAAGTTGCAGATTGGGAGGTTTGGAACATAAAAGTTAAGTAAACATTTAAGAATAGGGAATAAAGGCTAAATCATGCATTAAATATGCATAAAAGACGCATATCACAACTTAAAATTAAGATATATAATAGTATCATGGAAAATTAAATATAAACCAAAGTTAGAGCACTGGTAGAAATACTGGTGCTTTTAATTTAGTTGCTAATTAAGGAAAAGGTGGCTGATATTAAATTATTTAGTAGAAACTACTTTTCTTTACGTACCCCTTTGAATGGATCATCACTTGATGTTTTTCCATTTATAAATCTTCCAGTACTTGTATCTCTTTCAACCCAAGTATCAGTTTTAGGATTATGAGTTTGAGAACGTCCCTTAACAGGACCTTTACGATAACCATTACCAGTATTTGAAGCCATATATATCAATCCTCCATAATAATCAGCCACCTTTTATGGTAATATTCAACATAAAATGTAAAATTCCTCTAAAAGCAAGAAGGATATTGTTTTCTTTTGTTGAAATATTATACAAAGGGAGATGATGTCAATTATTATTAAATATATATTTAAATTAATATGGAGACTTCTGGTCCAAGGTATTGGATTAGTATATATACTACTTAAGCTATTGGTAATACCAGGAATTATCTTTGATTTATTGATTATATTTTTGAATTTTATATTGTTTGAAAAAGTAAATGATTTTTTCTTTATGAGTAAAATAAGAAAAGAAATAATGCAAGGAATGACATTAAAGAAATATAAGAGCATTTTAAAAAATGATTATTACAAAGATAGAATTGCTTTATTATATCAAATACAAAATATTGATAAATATAATATAATTAATGATAAAAATATGGAAAAAATTAATGGTAAAAGAATAAAATGTACTACAAATGAAATTATATATAATCTAGTATTAAAGAAAATAATTAAAAACAGCAATATTGAGAAGGATAAGAAATCAATGGTTATACAATCACAGCCAATTGAAAAAATGACATTAATAAATTTCAAAGTTTTATGGAAAAATTTATTAAATAAAAGGTTCTGGAGGTTTGTATACAGAAAAGAGAAGATAGCTAAATACTTTTTCACAGTTAATAGGAATACCTTTAGATTAAGTTAATAATTTTAAAAGGCAAGCACATGACTATTTGATATAGCAGACAAGCTGTTTTAAGGGGTGATAGTATGCAGATAAAAAAGAAATATCGATGTGAAAAAGGCAGAAAATGCACTGTGAATATTTCAGTTGAAAGTAAAAAAAATACTCTTCAAAAAATATTCAAACAATTCATTGGAGAGTGTAACGAAATATATGATAACATTGAATATATTAATATTATGGATTTAAATAATAAGGAGCTATTAGAAAAAAATAAAATAGAATATGTTACTAAGATTACCAATAAATTTGTTGAAGAAATTAATTATATACCAATAGGATTAATTGATTTTACGAGTATAAGTAATAATTCAAGTGAGTTGAAATTATATATTAATAATTCTGATTTATATAAAGCTGAGCAAATATTAGAGAACATAGAAGAAGCCATAACTATTAAGCATGAATCAGTAAAAATGAAAAATAGATGTTATGGGATGAGTAATAAAATTATACAACTAGATTAAAGAGCTCTTAACAGGCTCTTTTTTAGTTTGAATGTAGGTGGAATTAATTGAATAAGATTAGAAAATTATTATGTAAGATTGGAGTATATAAACATACAATTGAATCACCTAATGATATGACAATTAGATATAAAGGTATACTGCTAGTACCACAAGTGAAATTCTGCGAAGTATGTGGTAAGCTTATTGAAATTAGATAATAGCAATAAGGGTTCTTAATGGGACTCTTTTTTTATACCCAAAATTAAGGAGGAATCAGGTTGATTTTTGATATACAAATATTAAAAATAAATTATGATGTAGATTGGCAGGATGTATATAATGAGAACTTTAAACAAAGAGAATTTAGACTAAGTGGATACAAAATAGAATATTTTTTAAATAAATATATAAGAACTAAGAGTTCCAGAATAAAAAGAAAACTTTATAAGAGGATATGGAATATATGGATGAATATATAGGATATATAAATGGTACAAGTAATAATATAGTAGGTGTTCATATGGCTGGAGAAGAAGGATCGGAACTTATTAATTTTAAAGGTGGAGAAAAAATATAGCTTAGAGAAACAACTTAAAAAGTTTATTGAAACCAATACTACAATAAGAACAGTTAATAAGGAGATATAGTATATGCAGACATTAAGATGCACTAAATGCGGTAAAGTTCTGTTAGAAGCAGAAGGAGAAGCTTACATAAGAAAAAAATGCCCTAAGTGTAAGACTATAAATGAATTCCACATAGAGAAAGGCATTATACAACCAATACATAAATCAAATTAAAGAGAGGTTTTATAAATGAAAGAATTAGCCACTATTCAAAAAAGAGAAAAACTAAATGAAGTCTGGACAATAGATGAAAAAGGACCAGGAGGAGCACATCATAACTATATAATAGTAAGCAATGAAGTTAACTTTAAAAATCAACAACCTTTATTTGCTACTGAAATACAATTCCAAAAGGGCGCAAGAAAAGAAGAAAGTTCAACACATGGTGTTATAGATACAGACCTATTAGAAATAGTAAGAGATAGGTTAAAGTCTTTTCAATCAGGGCAATATTCATCAAGAGAAAATGCATGTGCATTAACTCATATAGAAGAAGCTTTGATGTGGCTTAATCGAAGAGTAGAAGACAGAATTGAAAGAGATGTATTAGGGACAAATAATAAATAATTAAATATAAGCACACCAAGCGTGTCAGTTATTCCTTAATTGGAGTAATTGGCACGCTTTATTTTTTGCATTTAAATAGTGGGAGGTGGTGAGATTACATATGACGGATTTATTAAAGAGAAAAGGAATTTTTAGAATATCAAGAGACTTAATTATTAAAGAGCCAAAAGGTGTAATGGAGATTTTAAAAGATATCTTGATAATTAAAGCAGAAAATAACTTTGCTACAAATGATGTTGTTTATTGGGGATGTTCTGAGCATTTTGAAATTTTAGAACCAGCTGAAATCCTACCAACTTATAATGCTGAAATAACTAAAGAGGAGAATGGAATTATGGTTATGTGGTATAAAGTAAACGAAACAAAGTGAGGTGGTGATAATGAATAATGCTAGAGCACCAGATAAAAAAGAACTAATACGTAAAGCATATGAAGCAGGAGAAGGAAGTTTTCAATATCTTGCGGATAAGTATGGTGTTAAAGTTGGCACTATAAAGAGTTGGAGTAAAAGAGATAGAGAAAATGGTGAACCGTGGATAAAGATAAAGAGGAAAACAAGGCATGCAACCAAAAGAAAAAAGAAAGCAACCAAACAAAAAACCGAAGCTAATGCAACCGAAATGAAAACAGAAAAGGTTGCAAAAGATGGAAAAGAAGAAAAAACTTTTTCTAATGATAAAATGGTTGAAGCTTATAAACTTACAGAAAGACAAAAATTATTTGCTGAGATATATGTTAGAACACCAATAGCATATAAAGCAGCAATAAAGGCTGGGTATTCTCCTAGTACTGCATACGTAGAAAGTTCTAGATTGCTAAGAGTTGCTAAGGTGAAAGCCTATATAGATTACTTAAAAGAATTAAAGAGGCAATCCATAATGTTAGAAGTAGAAGATCTAGTTGATTTGAATATGCGAATAGCATTTGGAGATATAAAAGATTATGTAAGTTTTGGACAAAGAAGAGTACCAATAATTAATAATGGTAAAGTAGTTATGATGGAAAACTCAGTAACAGGGCAAGAAGAAGTATTGACTAAGAAAATAAATGTAGTAGAGCTTAAAGAAGACTTCGAGGTTGATGGAGAAATAATATCAGAAATAAAAACCAGTAGGCAAGGAACTAGCGTAAAGTTAGAAGATAGGCAGAAAGCTATTCAATGGTTAACTGATTACTTTGGTTGGAATCCGGATAGCAAATATAAAAAGGATTTTGATAATAAGAAGTTGCAACTTGAGAGAGAAAGACTAGATCACCAAAAGGAAGTAGACAAAAATAAAATGTGGTAAGGAGGTAATGTATTATGCCAGGAACAAAGAAGGATGAAAAGATAATAGTGTTAAGAAAACAAAGTTCACTTATTGACTCAAAAATAGATGAAGAAGAAGACAAGTATAAAAAGAAATTTGGTTGTAAGGTTGTTATACTTGAACCAGGGTTAGAGTTGGTGGATATAATAAATGGCTAAGTATTCTATATTACAGAACTTCTATGCTTCAAGTAAGTGGAGATCACTAAGATTTAATCTTATTATGGAAAGAAGCAACTCAAAAGGAATTGTTATATGTGAGAAATGTAAGAAACCAATACTGAAACCTATAGATGTACATGGTCATCATAAGATAGAACTGACACCTGAAAATGTTAATGACTATAGTATAAGTCTTAATCCTGATAATATAGAATTGATATGCCATGAGTGCCATGATAAGGAGCATCATAGGTTTGGGTATAGACCATCTAAGAGAGTCTACTTAGTATATGGACCACCAATGAGTGGGAAGAGTACATTCGTAAAAGAAAACATGGAACGTGGTGACTTAGTAATTGATATGGATAAGTTATATAAAGCAATATCGTTGCAATCAAACTATGATAAACCTGATAATCTTTTAATGAATGTAATAGGAGTTAGAAACCTATTGATAGATAATGTAAAGACAAGATATGGTAAGTGGTATAACGCTTGGATAGTTGGAGGATATGCTGATAAATACAAAAGAGAAATGACAGCAGATGCACTAGGTGCAGAGTTGGTATATATGGATGTTAGTAAAGAGGAATGCTATTCAAGACTTAAGCAAGATGAAGAAAGACAATACAGAATAAAGGAATGGCAGGAATATATTGACCGATGGTTTCAAAGCTACTCAGTGTGAGAATCCCCCCCACATTTCTAAAAAACGAAAGGTCGGTAAGACCGGTGTGAATACCCAATTTCAACACAAGCCTTAAAATTTAAAAATCGGCTGAGAGGTGTGGAAAAATGTCGAAACAAAAGGTATATGAACAAGAATTAGAGAAATTGAACAATTTATTTAAGGAAGTTGAAGAATCTAGAAGGCAATTAACAGAAGGCTTAATTGAATCAGCAGCCTTTTTATTTGCAGAGAATAAAGAAATTGAAGGGTTGTTAAATAAAACAGGAATGATTAAAGTACATCCCAAACATCCAGAATTACAAAAGAATATTCCAGCAGCTGAACAATATAGAAAGAATTTAAATAGTTATTCTATAGTAATTAAATCTTTAAATAGTGTTCTTGATACAGTAAATAATGATGATGACGACGACATGGATGAGTTTGAATAGTAGGTATAGTTCTTATGAATATAATAGATTTAACTTATAACGGTCAATATTCTTGGCTTTTAGAATACGTTAATAAATGCAAAAGCGGAGAAATAATTATTGGTCATGAATTAATGTTACAACTTGATATACTTTTAGAACACTTTAATGATCCTAACATAAATATAGATTTATCTGATGCACATAAAAGAATTAAATTCATAGAAACTAAATGTAAACATAGTGAAGCACCTTTTGCAGGGAAACCATTTATATTACTACTTTATCAGAAAGCCTTTATAGAAGCTATTTACAGCTTCAAAATATATGATGAAGAGATAGGAAGAAATGTACGTTTATATCAAGACGTGCTTTTTTTAGTTGGTAGAAAAAACGGTAAAACTCCTTTAATTTCCGCCATTTGTTTGGCTGAATGGTTCTGTGGCCCTATGGGATTAAAGATATTATGTTCAAGTAATGACTATGAATCAGCAGGCTTGATGTTTGATGCTATGAATTCAATGCGTGAAGATAGTCCTTCATTGGAAAAGTTAACTAGAAAAACTATAAAAGGCATGTTCTTTGGTAATCCTAAAAAGAGAAAAAAGAAGGGAAAATTTTCATATCAGAACAAAGGTACAATAAAGAAAATATCAGCTAAAACAGGAGCTAAAGAAGGACGTAATATTGGTGTTGGTGCCGTAGATGAAGTACATGAATTGAAAGATAATAGTTCTATAATGCCTATTAGGCAAGCACTATCAACTCAAGATGAACCACTATATTTTGAGCTTACAACAGAAGGAATTGTTAATGATGGCTATTTAGATGATAGATTAAAAGAAGCAAGACAAGTACTTAGTTATGAACTTGATAGACCTCGTTGGCTTATATGGCTTTATACTCAGGATACTGAGCAAGAAATTTGGCAGAATGAAGAAAGCTGGTATAAATCTAATCCTAGTCTTGGGGTTGTAAAGAAAAGAAGCTTTTTAAGACAAATGATTGATGAAGCTAAAACAAGTAAACCAACTAGAGTTTTTGTACTTAGTAAGGATTTTAATGTAAAACAAAATAATTCGGCTGCATGGTTAATGGCTGATGATATTAAAAATGAAACTACTTTTAATATTGAGGATTTTAGAAATTGTTTTGGAATTGGTGGAGTTGATTTAAGTAAAACAGGAGATTTGACCAGTGCTAGAGTTATGCTTATGAAACCTAATGATGAACATAAATATTTTTACCAGCATTATTTTATACCTGAAAGCAAACTTGAAAAGCTCAGTAAAGAAGATTTAGAAAGATTTAAAGAGTGGATAAGGCAAGATTTTATAACTGTATGTCCAGGTAATGAAAATGATTTTAGCTTAGTTACAGCTTGGTTCTACAAGTTATTTAAGGACTATAATATAAGAATATTTATGACTGGCTATGATAAATGGAGCGCTATTTATTGGGTTAAAGAAATGGAGAGTTATGGATTTGACTTAAAGAGAATAAATCAGGATTTCGGAACTATGAGCGATGCAATGAAATTAGTTGAAAGTGATCTTAAGAGTAATCTTATAGTTTATAATAATAATCCAATTGATAAATGGTGTCTTGAAAATACGGCATTTGTTTTAAATACTAAACAAGATATAATGCCTGTTAAAGTGCAGGGGCAAGATGATAAAAAGATAGATGGAGCTGTTACAATGATAATTTGCTATAGAGTATACATTGATAATAGACCAGATTATTTACAATTAGTTAAAAGAACCGCTTAAGGTGGTGATAATGTGATAAGAAAAGTAAAAAAGACAATAAGTTTATTTGCTAATGTTATTTCTAAGATGCTTGATGATATATTTTGCATTTTGGGAATAACATTTTTAGATATTGGAGCTTTTAAAATAAGTTCAGCAGTAGGATATATAGTTGTGGGCGTATGCTTTTTAGTATTCGCTTTTTTTATTGCAAAAAAGAGAGGAGAATAATACATGTTTTTGCAGAGTTTACTTAATACAAATAATAAAAAGAATACACAAATGCAATATGCAAAAATGTTAAATGGAAGTGTCCCTATCTTTTCGCAATTTGGTCAGAACATATATGCTTCAGATATAGTTCAGAACTGCATTGATGTAATAGCAACTGAATGTAGTAAGCTTCAACCTAAGCATATATTTATAAACTCAAAAGGTATTCAAAAAATACCTAAAAGCACTGTTAATAAGTTATTTCAATTCGCACCTAATGAGCTTATGACTATAAGTGAATTCATTGAAAAAACAGTTTGGCTGCTTTATATGAATTATAACGTATTTATTTACCCTACGTATACCACATATAAGGATGCTATGGGGAATCAACAAATTTATTATACTGGTTTTTATCCTTTAAATCCTATACAGACGGATTTTTTAGAAGATACAGCTAATAATTTATTTGTTAAATTTCATTTTCGTAATGGTGAGGACTATACATTGCCATATAGTGATGTAATTCATATAAGAAAGAAATTTAGTGTGAATGATATTATGGGCGGTGGATTGAATGGACAGCCAGATAATTCAGCATTGTTAAAAGTACTTGAAATAAATGATACAGTATTGCAAGGGGTTGGAATGGCAGTAAAATCAACACTTTCTATCAGAGGAATTTTAAAAATAAATACTATGTTAGATGATGTAAAACAGCAAAAAGAAAGAACTGCATTTGAAGAAAAAATTAAATCTGGTGATAGTGGAATACTGCCTATGGATTTGAAGGGTGAATATACACCTATTGATGTAGATCCTAAATTAATTGATAAAGATACGATGGAATTCATAGATAGTAAAGTTTTGCGTTGGTATCATGTTTCATTGGCAATCATAAGTGGCAATTATACCGACAATGAATACCAGGCATTTTATGAGCAGTGTCTTGAACCTGTATTAATTAGGCTTGGCCAAGCATTTTCAAAGTGCTTGTTTAGTCAAAGACAATTGGATGTAGGAAATATGATTGTATTTTATCAAAAGGATATGACATATTTAAGCACTCAGTCAAAGCTTGATTTATTAAATATAGCAGGAGCACAAGGACTTTTAACTGACGACCAAAAGCTATCTATATTGGGTTATCCTCCATTATGTGATGGCACAGGAGGAAGAAGGACCATAAGTCTTAACTATGTTGACACTAATGTAGCTACGCAATATCAACTTATGAATGCAAATAAAAATAATGCGAATGGAGGTAATAATAATGGCAAAGAATAAATTTCCTAAAACAGGTGAAAAAACAAAACGTAATTTTGCTATGGCAGATTTACGAGCATTAGATTCACCAGAAGATGGTGAAGGTTCGACTATAAGCGGACATGCCGCAGTATTTGACCAGACAGTAAATATAGCTAATTGGTTTAATGAAGTAATAGAAAGAGGGGCATTTGATAATACTGATTTTAAAGATGTTTTACTAAGCGTTAATCATGATTTGGATAAAATACCACTAGCCAGAAGTAGAAACAATAATGCTAACTCAACATTACAGTTAAGCGTTGACAATGTGGGACTAGCAATTAGAGCAGACCTTGATACTGAAAATAACAATGATGCAAAAAGTTTATATAGTTCAATCTCCAGAGGGGATATGGATGGTATGAGCTTTATTTTTTATGTTGCAGAAGAGAGATGGGAAGATTTAGACACTGATATGCCTACAAGACATATTCTTGCAATTGATAAAGTCGTTGAAGTTTCTGTTGTAAGTTTTCCAGCTTATGATGGTACAGATATAGCACTTTCAAGAGATAAAGAAGCGTTGGATAACGCAAAACTTGTGTTGGATAATGCAAGAGCTGAAAAATTGAAATTGGATAATCTCAATAAAGATGAAGAGTTGGATAACTCTGAAAAAAGGCAAGATCTTGAATTTGAAAAGCTCAAATATGAGATGTTAGCAGATTTAAAATAAGGGAAGGATGATATTAAATGAAAGACAAATTGTTAAAACTTATCAAAGAAAAAGAAGATATGAAGGATCAAAGAAAAAAAGAGTATGCAAAAGACGTTGAAAATGCAAAGGATTCTACGGAATTGAGGAGCTTATACACTCAGTATAATAAAGATATAAACTCTTTGGATTCCGAGATTGGTGAGTATAGGAATATGCTTGATGAAGTTGAAGCAGAAGAACAGAGAAATGCTGAACAGAATCAAGATGATCCTAATATCGCAAGTATGGAACCTAAAATAGGGGCAGAGGAAAGGGGTGCAAAACCACAAGGTTCTCTTAATCCTGTTGGAACATATCAAACCAATATAGATGAACCATTAGACCAAAGGTCACAGATTGAGACGTTGAGAACAAAATTTGAGCAAAGAGGGCAAGACTTAAAGGACAAGAAAAAAGTAACTTTTGATATGAGAACAGAATTACCTATTGCACGTTCAATTACAGTTACTACTAATACTTTAGTAATCCCAAATCAATCTAGTAATACTTTAAATCAAACTTTTAATCAAGTTTCTTCAATAGTTGATTTAGTGCATGCAATTCCAATGCTAGGTGGAGAAACATATACAAAAGGATTTAAGAAACCTATAACTGATGAAGCAGATTATACAGCAGAAGGTGGACAGTATAAAAACACAGATTCCGTATGGGACAAAGTAACAATATCTAAAACATATATAACAGATTATACAGAAATCTCTAAACAGTCTATAAAGTTACCAAACATAGATTATCAGTCACAAGTTGGAACAGATTTAAGAAACACATTAAGAAGAAAACTTGCAAGAGAAATTCTTGTAGGAGATGGTACCGCTGGACATCTTGTTGGAATATTTAACGCACCTGACAATGTAGTACCTAAGTCAAGCGATTTAGAACTATCTATAATAGATGCAGATACACTTGATAAAATTGTATTTAGCTATGGTGGAGACGAAGACGTAGAAGGTGCAGCATATTTAATATTAAGCAAAAAAGACTTAGCAGCCTTTGCAGCTATAAGAGGATCAAATGGAGATAAACTTTATAAAATAATAGTCAATGGTAATGTAGGAACAATAAGTTCAAATGATAGTTTTTCAGTTAATTATGTATTAAATAGTGTTTGTCCTTCACTAGTAACATCAAGTAGTGGAACATACTGCATGGCTTATGGAGTGTTACAAAATTATGAAATGCCAGTTTTCTCAGATATTGATGTAGAAATGTCTACAGATTATAAGTTTGGTGAAGGTATGGTTGCTTATTCTGGAGATGTATATGCTGGTGGTAATGTTGCAGCATATAAAGGATTTTTAAGAATAAAAAAAGCTGAAACAGCAACTAATGCAACAACTAATGCAACAACTAATGCAACAACTAATACAACTAATACTAATACAACTAAATAATGCATAGGTGGTGGGCTTATGACGGATGATGAATTAGTAGTTGAATATAAAAAGGATGCAGGAATGCCTCTTACAATTTCTAATTTAGACAATCAAATTATAGGGAAAATAAAGACAGTTAAGGCTTATATAATCAATGCTGGTGTAAGTGATACTGCAATTGAAAGTGATTTAGCTACTGGCACTATTATTTTAGGTATAAACGATCTATTAAATAGTAGTACATTTAGTACATTATTTGAAACAATGCTCACTCAACTAGCAAATAGTTAGGAGAGGTATTTATGTTTAACTTCAATGGAGCAAAAAGCACACTTATAAGAATTAAAAAATCTGTTATTTCTCGTGATAAAAATGATAACGAAATAACAGATTTTGTAGATATAATTGATGAAGATATTCTCTGTGAATGGAAAAATAAATTTGGTAAAGAGCTGTATGAAGCAATAAAAATAAATGCCAAAGAACTTGCAAGAATAAGATTATGGTACATTCCGGGAATAGATGAAACATGTAAAATTGTAAGAACTGAAGACGAAGCAATATTTGAAATTATTAATATTGATGATGTTGAAAATAAGCATATAAAATTAGAAATTGAAATTAAAAGATATGTTACAGGGTAGGTGATTAGATGGGCGTTGAAGCATCAGCAACAGACATAGGAGCATTAATTGATAGAGCTGAACAGCTTGGACTAAAAGTTAGTAGTTTGGAAAATGCCTCTTTACGTGCAGGGGCAGAAATACTCTTAAATGAAGCTAAAGAAAACTTGCAAAAGCCAACAATGCACCATTTAGGAGCTAAAGAATTTGAAAAAAACAGTGTTGTAACTAAAAAACTCTTAGAAAGTATTGAAATCGGTAATCCAAAGAAGGATAAATTCAGGGGTGGGAAATATATAAAAGTTTTCACAAGCTATCCAACAGCACATTTAGTTGAATTTGGACACGCAGGTCCAGCACCAGCTCCACCACATCCATTTATGAGAACTGCTTATCAGAACAAAAAAGAAGAAGTTAAGAGAACTATAATTGAAGTTCTAAGGGCAGGAATAAAGTTATGATCGCATTAAGCGTTGTATTAGAACCAACAGGAGTACCAGTAAGACATTTAAGCTATAGCGGTAAAGAAACAACATATATAACATACTCTTTTTACAATACACATGGAGGTGCTTATGCAGAAAATAGAGAAATAGCCACAGTTTATCATCTACAAGTGGATATTTGGACGAAGGATACATTTGAAGACTTAGCAGATCAAGTAAGAACGTTGATGATAGATGCTGGTTATTATAGAAGAGATGAAAAAGAATTTTATGAAAGTGAAGTACAAATCAAACACTACATGTTTGATTTTGAATATGCAGAGAGTTCTCAAGAAAATTGAGGACTCTTTTATTTTACAAAAAATTAGAAGGGAATGATAGATAATGCCTAACATGGGTATAGAAAAATTATGTATATCAAAACAACTTACAGATACTGCAACAAGTATGACATTTACTGTTCCGCAGTACTATGAATTTGTACAAGAATTAGGTATAAAGCCAAAAACCAACTCCGCCAGTGCATATGCAGAAAACCGAAAGGTTGACCAAGATGTAGAATTTGATTCAGCAGATATGTCCCTGAGCACATACCAACTAACAAATGCCCAAAGAGCTTTTATTTTAGGGCAAGATACAGACCAATATGGTGGGGCTATAGGTTCACAGGGTGATGAGGTTCCTTGGATTACATGTTTATATAAAGCAAAAATTAGAGTTGGAGGACAAAACTATTATAGATATGGAGTTGTGTATAAGACGCAATTTCAAACTCCAGATGATGATTATAAAACACAAGAAGGTAAACCTGATTTTTCACAGGTGCCAAAACTGACAGGCTCAGCACAACCAACAGAATGGAGTTATAAAAATTCTAAAGGAATAACGAAACACCCTTGGGAATACCATCTTGATACATGTGATCCTAACTGCCCAAAGGATATCGACGATTGGTGGTTTGATAGTGTTTATATACCTACTATTGCACCAATAAATAAAATAGCACTAGCATCTAGTGTACCAACCAATAATGATACAAGCATACCATTATCAGAAAAACCAACGTTAACATTTAACAATTTGATATCAGATTATAGCAACGTATTATTTTACAATGTTACAGATGGCGTAATAGTTGTTAGTACTAAAACGTTGGATGTTACTGGTAAAATTCTAACAATTACACCTACTACGAGTTTAATAGCAGGGAAAACTTACAATATTATAGCTCAAGGTATAGTGGATGTTTATGGACAGATACTAGATACTCAGTTAATTAAATTTACAACAGTAACATCAGCATCTTAAAAGAGGACTTAATGTTCTCTTTTTTTACATAATAAAAAATTGAAAGGCAAAGGTGATATAAATGAGTGAAATAAGCGATTTAAGACAAGAAGGAGTAAGAATAAATCTAGGTGGAAAAGAAAGAAATATATATTATGATCTTAATGATTTATGTGATTTTCAAAAAAAATTTGGGAGCCTTCAAAAAGCACTTGAAGCAGGTGCTCAGCCAATGGGAGTAAGATACTTTTTATGGGTAGGATTAAAGCGTGAAAATGAAAAACTTACAGAAGAAAAAGCGGCAGAATTAGTAACATCTCCAAGGTATATAGAAATAAGAAATGTAATAGAAGAAGCTTTAGTTGGATCAATGCCAAAACAAAAAAACGAGGATGCCAAGGAAACCAACAAGTAGATGAAGGTTTTCCTTGGACACGTATGTTAATAATTGCAACTACAAAATTAAACATTCCAGAAGAAAATTTTTGGAAAATGACAGCAAGAAAATTTTTTATGTTGTGGGAAGATTATCAGGAATTTAACGGCATGATAAGCGAAGAAGAAAAGGTTGTATACGCTAATGAGATATTTTAGTATTTCTTATTTTTGAAGAAAGGAGGTAAAAATACATGGCACAAGAAGATATAGCAGACTTAGCGATCAGACTTTCTATGGAAGATGCTAGTTTCACGCAAGGAGTACAGAATTTAAAACGTAATTTAGGAGTTATTGATGCAGGGTTCAAAGAATCTATTGCAGGACTTAAAGATTGGGGTAAAAATGTAGATGCTTTAAAAAACAACGCTTCAGCTCTTGGTGAAAAGATAGAAACACAGCAGAAAATAGTTAAAGAATATCAAGAACAATTAAATAAAACCAAACAATCTCTTCAAGAAAGCAGTCAAAAAATGCTTGATTTAAAAGAGAGAGTTCAATCAGCCAAAACAGCTTGGGAAGAAAGTAAGCAAGAGTTAGGAGCAAATGCCGAAGCTACTCAAAAGCTTAAGAAAGATTATAGCGAATTAAACGCAGAATATGAAAAATCAGAACAAAAAGTAAGAAGCAATGCTAAATCTATGGATGGTTATAACATCCAATTAGATAAGCAACAGGCGAAATTGAAAGAAATGCAAGCTGAGCTTGCTACAACAAACAAACATATTGCAGAACAAAGCTCTGTTTGGCTTGCAACTGGTAAACAACTAGAAACTGCATCTAAAAAAATGAAAACAGTTGGAGAAGGTTTCACTACTCTTGGAGCTACTATGAGTACTCATTTTACTGTGCCTATTGTAGCAGGTCTAGGACTAGCAACCAAGGCATCAGCCGATTTTGAACATGAAATGGCTGATATACAAAAGGAAATAGCAGCCAAGGGTGAAGATGTAAAATCTGTTATGGGGGAAATGTCAAGCTTATCTTTAAAATGGTCCGAAGATTTTGGACAATCAACAGAAAATATAAATGAGAGTTTACTGACTTTGGTTAAAGATGGATATAGTGGTAGCGAATCCATGCAGATAATGGGCACTGCACTAAATACCGCAAGAGGTGCCAATGAAGACTTAGCAGCAATAGTTGATGGATTAGGCTCTAGCTTAGAAGCTTATAAGATGAAAACAGACAATGCAGCGGAAACAACTTCCAATATGGCTCATTTAGCTGATACTTTTGCATATATAGCAAATCACACAAAAGCAAGCGTTATAAGTTTAAGTGAAGGATTTAGTACTGTTGGACCTACAGCAAGTGCATTACATCAACCAATGGAAGAAGTAGCAGCATCATTAGGTGTATTACAATCAAACGGTATAGATGCAAGTACCGCAGCGACATCTCTTCAAGCTGGACTTGTAAACCTAACTAAGCCAACGAAAAAAATGAAAGAAGCACTAGACGAGATGAAATACAGTGCTTTTGATAGTCATGGTAAGATGAAAGAACTTACTACAATTATAACTGAGATGAATTCAAAGATGGCAGGATGGACAGAGCAGCAGAAACAGGCTGCAATTGCTGCAATTTTTGGTAAGGAAAGTTTAGCTAGTTGGAATGTATTAATGGGAAAAGGTGGAGACTACTTAAAAAATTTATCCACAAACGCCAATAATGCAACAGGTGAAGTCAAAAAATTATCTGATAGCATGAAAGATACATCTAAAAACAACTTTAAGGAGCTTGAGGAGTCTGTACATGCACTAGGTGTAGCATTTGGAAAAGATGTTTTACCAGTAATAACACCATTAGTTAAGGACATTACAGAAGATGTTAACGCATTCAGCAACTTAGATGATGCAACTAAGAAAAATATAATAGAAATTGGTGGACTAATAGCACTAGGTGGTCCACTTATAGCTTTTACAGGAAAAACTATAAAAGGTATTGGTAATATAACAGGAGGCTTAAGCAAACTCAGCGATTGGTTTGGTAAGAAGCTAGTTGAAAAGGGCATTAAGGATAATACAACTGCGCAGGACACCAATACTAAATCTGTAGCTACTAATACAGAAACACTTGTTACCAATACTAAAGCGGAAGCAGAGAATACAGCAGCTACAGGACTAAATACAAAGGCTAAGGAAACCAATTCTAAAGCCAATGGAGATTATAAAAATACAATAGACGATTTGGGAAATACTGTCGAGAACTCTACTAAGAAAACAGGTACAGCAGCAGAAGAAGTAGAAAATCTAGGCAAAGCTACAGCAAGTACAGCAGAAAAAACAGGGGCAGCAGAAAAAACAGTTGGAAAACTAGCAAGTACAGCCGCAGAAACAGCAGGTAAGGCAGGAATTGCCGCAAGTGCAGTTGAAGGTTTAGGAAGTGTAGCGGGAGGAGCAGAAGCAGGACTTGCAAGTGCGGAAGGTGGTGCAGTGGCATTAGGTGGAGCAGTTGCAGGAATAGCAGCACCTATCGCAATTGGAGTTGGCGCAATAGCACTGGTAGGAGCAGCAGGTTATGAAATCCATAAAAAATTAACTGATAATACTATACCTACTATAGATTTGTTTGCCGACGATGTAGAAACTCAATCAACCAATATAACAAATTCTACAAATGATATGGCTACTGGTGTAGTAACCTCCGTTACTAAGATTTCAGATAGTACTAAACAAGCAGTAGGAGCATATGAAAAGCTAAATGACAGTGTTACAAAGACCGAAGAAGATATATATATAAACTCAGACAAATTCAGTACACAAACAAAGAATACAGTAATAAATAATTTTTCAGATATTGTCAACGCCAATACTGGTTTTGATGACGAAATAAAAGGCGATAGAATTAGGGCATTTTCTGAGATTGTAGAGGGCACTAATACTCTTACTACAGAAAATAAAGACACTATAGTTAACCAATATAAAGATTTATTGCATCAAACAGATGGGCTGACTTTGCAACAAAAGGATACAATAATAAAGAATCTTAAGGATACTATGACTAATAGTGTTGGTATAACAGCTAGTCAGGTGCAACAAATTAAATCTAAGTATGATGAAATGACCAATATGGTCAATAGTGCAACAGATAAGCGAGTAAGCCATGAAACAAGTGTTTTACAAGGATTGTTTTCTAAAAGTACTTCTATAACCGCAGATGAACAACAAGCAATTTTAAGTAATATAACTCGCTATGGAACTGCTCAAAAGGATGAAACATCCGCATATGAACAGCAGATATTACAAATATATAGTAATGCTGCAAGCCAACATAGGAAAACTACTCAACAAGAAAATCAACAAATTGCTCAAATTAGAGATACCATGAACAAAAATGCAGTACAAACACTTTCCAAGAGCGAAGTTGACAGTAAAATAATCATGCAAAGACTTAAAGATTACAATAAAAATATGACAGATCAACAGGCAAGTGATACTGTCCAAGCAGCAGAGAAGGCTCGACAAGGAGCTGTAAAGGCTGCAAATGATAAATATAATCAAACTATGGCAACAATAATTCAAGAGAGAGATGGAACACATTCTATAACTGAAGACCAAGCAGATAAGATGATAAAAGAAGCCAAGAGGCAACGAGATGAATCAATTAACAAAGCAGATGACATGAAAGAGGGCGTAATAAAGAAAGTACAGGCTCTTGATGGCGATGCTGTATGGAATATGGATACATCGACAGGAGAAATGCTAGGGGCTTATGACAAACTTAAAAAGAATATAGGCGAAACATTTAATCAGCTAGGAAAAGATATTCAAGACATAATAGGTGGCATTAATTCATGGCTCGACAAACATCCTATCATAGCTAAAATCGGCAAGTCTATTGGTGATTTAGCAACTGCTAACTGGGGAGGTCTTGCCGGAGATGTTAAAAGCTTATTAGGATTTGCTAAAGGAACAGAAAATGCACCTCAAGGATGGGCATGGGTAGGCGAAGAAGGACCTGAATTAATGTGGTTCCAAGGCGGAGAGCAAGTAATACCACATGGAGATAGTCAAACTATAGTTCAGCAAATGCAAAAAACAGGCGGCTCCACACCTGCAATGACAGCAGATAGTGACAAACTCAAAACTACAGAAACTTATGGTGAAAATTTAAACGTTAATTTCGGTAAAGGATTAACTAATTCAGTAGATTATGCTATAAATCCTTTGAATAATATGACTTCTAAATTAAACACCACTATGGACGTTACTGCAAATAGGTATATAGGCTATGGAAAAAAGAATGTTCAGAACTTAGGCACAGGGATTAGTCAAAGCGCTAACGTTGCAACTACAGCCTTAGGAAATTTAACAGATACCCTGAATACTAATATGGGTACATTCTCCATAAATGCAGTTAATTACGGTATGAATACAAGTAAAAGTGTTGGTGCCGGAATAACTAACAAATCACAAGAGGTTATAGGTGCACAGCAAGGTGTAACTAATACTCTAAACAGTAACCTAAGTAAATTCGCTACAGATGCAACAAGCTACGGAACGCACACAGACAGTTCTATACAGGTAGGATTGCAAAATAATTCTAATGCAATCTATACAACTGTAAGCAATATAACTTCTACAATCGGAATTCTACTACAAAGTTTTGCAAATGGATGTAATATCTATGGAACAGAAGCAGTGAATTCTGTTAGTGCAGGTATTCAGCAATCAGAAAGCAATTTAACGAATATAGTAAAAGACTTAACAGATAAGGTTACAAATGCATTTAACGAAGGATTCGACGTACACAGCCCTTCTCGAAAGCTGTTTTGGACTGGTACTATGGTGGGACAAGGGCTTATGAATGGTATTCAATCTAAAAACCTTGGAGGATTTATAAAGAAATGGTTAGGCAATTTAACTGGCAATGTACAGGTTGCTGGAGGGAATATATCTTCCATACTTGCGGCTGCATTGAATATAGATGGAGAGCCTTTAACATGGTTACCAGCTTTAGAAATGATAGCTTCTCGAGAAAGTGGAACTCCAGGAGTTTTAGGAACAGGAGATGCAAGCCTTGTAAATTCTATTGGTGTAGGAAATGAATTTGCGACCGGACTTATGCAAATGTTACCAAGCACATTTCAGTCATATATGAAAGCCGGATTTGGGAGCATAACAAATGGTTTGGACAATGCAGTTGCAGCAATTCGTTATATTGCCGATAGATACAAGACTCCGTTTGCAATTCCGAACTGGAACAATTCTTCTTACATTGGTTACGCTACAGGAACAGATAACGCAAGCAAAGGTTGGAGACTCACTGGGGAAGAAGGTCCTGAGTGGGTATATTTTTCTGGCGGAGAAACAGTTTTAAACAACAAAAACACATCTAACATAATGGATAACTTTAAAGGTCTATTAAACGCAGTAAAAAACACAAAACTTTCAATACCAGATGTAAGCGGCACGCACTATAACACTACTAATAATGTAACTAACAATAACTATAATACTCCAAGCGGTACCGGTGGAGATGTAAATATTAATCTATACAATCCTAACATATATGGATATAAGGATGTTAAAAAGCTTATGAGAGATGCTTATAATATACAAGTCAACTACCAGCAAGGGAAAGGAGCATATTAATGACACCTTATTTGATTTTTAAAGATATAAATTCTTTAGATATAAAAGAACTTTATATACAAACTTTCCCTTTACCGGAGCCAGGTATTGAGACAAGACAAGTTAGCAAAATACAAGTACCTGGGCGAAGTGGAAGCTTAAGACTAAGAGAGAGTGGTATTTACGGTGAAGATACCTTTGGAGATACAGAGGTTTCAATCACTATATTGTATAGAGGTAACAATATAGATTTTATAAGCAGATGGTTACAAGGCGATGGAAAATTGATCTTAAGCAACCATACAGACCGTTACCTCAGAGCACATATAGACAATGCGATACCTATAGAAAAACTATTAGTACACAATTTTAGAACTTTTACGGTTACTTTTACATGCTATCCATATGCTTTTTTAAGCTCTGGAGATGTGCCTTTAGAATGGACACCTACATCAAGCACTTGGAAAACAATAATTATGAATAAATACGATTTAAGCTTACCGAACTTAAAAATTTTTGGACAAGGCGATATAGGCATGAGAATAAATGGAGTAGAAACAGATTTTTATTCTGTAGATCAATATATAGAATGTGATTCTGAATTACAACAATGCTACAAAGGAAGCCAAAATTTAGGCATGAATATGAGTGGAGAATTTCCAGCATTAAGTCATGGCAAAAATGAGATTGAATTTACTGGCAACATTCAAAAGGTAATATTAATTCCAAGATGGAGAACTTTATAGGAGGAACGATAATGAAAAATTTTAATATTATTCAGTTATACAATGTTATACAAAAGGAAAAGTCTAATGGTAGTGTAAAGTTTAGATATGGCCTTTTACGAAATGAGTCAATAATTAAAAGTTTAATTGAACCATTAATGGCAGTTCAATTAGAAATGCAAAAAATGTTAGAACCATATAAAAAGGACTTGAATAATCTTGATAAAAATGATTCTGATTATATGATTAAAGTTAATCAATTAAAAGAGAAATATAAAGATACTATAAAGCTTTATGATGATAAATCTAAAGAATGGGAACAAATATTAAGTGAAGATGTAGATGCCACCAAGATATTTGAGATAAGTATAGATGATGTCCCACAAAATATACAAACTGAAAGTATGGAAATACTTTTATTCTGGGGAATTTTAAAATAAGGGGGGGAATGGACCATGTTTTACGGATATTATTCGCTAAATTTGGAATTTAACAAGTCTATAACTGGACTTCCAGATGTAAAAACCTCAGACCATAAATCAAGAGGACTAGATATAACAGTAATCAGTAATGGAGTTGTACAGAATACAACAGGAATGATTTTATGGTGTAGTGGAAAAACACCAAATGGTCGTACAGTTACACAACAAGCAGAATTGGAGGATGCTAGTGTAGGGCATTACATGCTTACTTTCCCTGATTCTATGTTAAATAAAGTAGGAGAAGTTAGCATTGAGTTAACACTTATAGATGGAGCTCAAACTCTTAGTACAAATACAGGAACTATCAATGTAATAGAAGCGGTAACTTCATTTGAAGATATGGAAGATGATCCTAATTATCCATCGTTGCTAAAGGCTATGAATATTATCACTGACATGAAAGCACAAATTGCAGCAATGCAAACTCAAATAGACAGCTTGGAAAAGTTTGAGACAGGGTGTATTGTTATGTCACCAGTGGCTTTGGACTCACGTTTTTGGTTACCTATGGATGGTAGCATTACAGATTTGACTAACTACCCAGCATTAAAATCAATATACCCAAATGGATTGCCAAACATATCTGGAAAAGTTCCAGTACAAATAGATAGTTCACAGGCTGAATTTAATACTCTTAATCAAACTGGAGGAGAAAAGGTGCACACTTTATCTACTGCAGAAATACCAAGCCACACACACCAATCCTATATTTACACTTCGCAAAGGGAAACACCAGCACATTACTGTTTGGTAGTACAAGGCTATGGTGGTAATTATGGATTCACCGACCGTGTAATGATATACAACAATGGGTTAACACCACAGGATGGCTATATCTGTTCAGTAGGCGGTGGAGCTTCTCATAACAATTTACAGCCTTATTGTGTTATAGGAAAATTTTATGTTCACATATAAGGTAGGTGAGACTTTTGATAATACTTTATGATAAAAATAAGACCAATGGATTTAATAGAAATGATTTAGTTCTCCATAATGTAACCAAATGTGATGTTACATGGGAGAAAAACGGACAATTTCAAATAGATTTGGTATATCCAATAATCCAAGGTGATACTGCATGGCAACAAATAGTTAAGGGTGCAATTATAAAATGTCCTGTAGCATATCAGCAGGACCAGTTATTTAGGCTTAACACTCCATCAAAAAAGATGGACGAAAACAGCGGATATTTTTACTTGGAGATAACCGGCTATCACATTACTTACGACCTCAACGACAATTTTCTTGAAGATGTTAGGCCAACCCAAAAAAGTGGTATTGAAGCAGGACGATATATTTTAGCCAATACACAATACTCACATCCCTTTAGATGGGTAGGGGATATTACAGATATAAACACAGCCTATTATATTAGAAAGAACCCAATAAACGCTCTTATAGGTGATGATGATAATTCTTATTTAAGTCGCTGGGGCGGAGAGCTTGTAAGGGACAATTTTAATATTGGTATGTACAAGCAAGCAGGGCAAAACAGGGGAATAGTAATACGATATTCTAAAAACTTAACAGGATTTGAACAAACTGGAGACGACAGCAACCTTATGACAAGGTGTTTACCTTATTGCACCATAGATACATCTTCTACGGATACTACAGGCACAACAACCACAGCAGAGACTAATACAGATGAAGACTTAAAACCAGTGCTGAAACTTCCTGAAAAGTATATTGACAGTCCTTTGATAAGCAATTATTCGCACCCATATGTAAAAGCAGTTGAGGTGCAGCTTACGACAGACCAGCAAAAACTTACGGATGAACAAAAATATACGGTAATGCGTAATTATGTGGCTGATTTATACAGCAATAAGCACGTAGATGTGCCAGTATATAGCTATAGCGTAAACTTTATAGACCTTGCTAATACAGAGGAATATAAAGAATATGCTATATTGGAAGAAGTCAAACCATATGACTATGTAACTGTAAAGGCTTTAGATGTAGATGTAATTGCAGAACTTGTAGGATATACTTTCAATAGCTTAATTAAGCAATATAACACCCTAACTCTTGGCAACATACAGAATGATATTATAAGGCACAATCAAAAGTCTTTATTTCAAATCAGCAAGCAGAACGAGCAAAGCATAAGGATACTACAAGCTCAAATGCAAGATGTACCTAATAGTATGCTAGATATTGTTACTCAAACAACAAGCGGTGGTAATAACTTGTTTGACCACTCTATATTAGAAGATAAATATACAAGTGAATGGACTAATAACGGTGCGAGTGTGGTTTCTGATAACACTCTTCATGACACCGACAAAGTGTGGGAACTTCCGGCGGGTGCAAATGTAACAAAGCAAGACATAATTCTTAACCCTGACAGTTATAAAGGTCAGCAACTTACTTTCAGCTTAAGTGCTAAATATAGTGGATTAGATATAACATATGACAGCAGTTTAGGGGCTGTTAGTTCAGCTAAACTAGGAAGTATCTCAATTAAATATAAGAAGTGTTTAGCTAACAGTATAGCAGGAAATTGGATTACTAATGGTAATACAGGTATTATTACGGATTATATACCTATAGATGCTGGAAAAGCTTTTACGATATCTAATTCAGAAGGCTACGCTTACAAGTTGCTTGCGTATGACAGCAGTTATAATTTTGTAGAAGATTTTACGTCTAGTACATCAACCCCAAATTATCCTTTTATACGAGTAGAAATAGATAAATCGAATATGTATCCTGAGTCTATAACAGGATTTAGTATATATGAGAATACAGAGAGAGAATTTCAAGACGTAGCATATTTGTATGCTGATAGCGTAAGTAGTGATTGGAAAGTATGTTCAACTACATTTGCACTGGCAACGGCAAATTCAAGTGATGTAATTACTCATGTGAATTTTACAGCTTCAAATGAAGATAGTTCTGGGACTATTTATGTGGCTGGCTTTATGCTGAACACCGGAACTGTACGTTCTGATTATTCCCAAAGTAGTAATGATACTGTACAAACACTAAGAGTTCATGAAGTAATAACTGATTATGTGCAGTCCAAGAAAGCTGACATAGATAATCTACATGCTGCTTTAATAACTGTAGATGATTTACAAGCTAAAAGTGTTGAAGTTGATAATTTAAAGGCTAGTGTAGGCGAATTTATAAACTTAGATACTAACACCTTAAAGGCTCAAATTATTACTGCCAACAATATAAAAACTGGTACAATTACAGCAGATAGTGGAATTATCGCAACTGGTGCAATCCAAACTGCTCAAATAGCGGATGGTTCAGTAACAGATGAAAAAGTTGTAAGTATGACAGCAAATAAATTAACAGCTGGTGAAATTGATGCGAGTAAAATAGAGGTTATTAACTTAAACTGTGCAAGCCTTACAGTTGGAACTATTAACGGACAGCAGATTTCTAAAGGGGCTATAACAATAGATAAGCTAGAAAGTTCTATTGGAACAGCCATTGAAAGTGCACAGGGGAAGAGTAAAAATTTTTATGGAGCTGATATACCTTCTAATCCATCTAAAGGCGACTTATGGATGAAGCCTGTTGATGGTGGAATAAAGCCACAACAATGGGATGGCAGTTCTTGGGTTGATATGACAGATATAACAGCAATTAAAGCACAGGAGGGACTAAATAATTTAAGTGTTGGGGTTAATAACTTAATTAGGAATGGAGATTTTAGTCAAGGCGTAAAACCAGGAACTACAGCACCTTATTATTGGGGATTTTGGGGACCAGAGAGTCCAGAGGTTTTTGGCTCACAAGGAGTAGCTCCTTATAATCTACCACGCACACTTTATATTGGGCATAGAACAGTTAATAGTGGTATATCTCAAGATGTAACAAATTTTGTGAAACCCAATACAACTTATACTGTACTTTTTAGTTCGCACAAGGAGGGTGTAGATAATGTATATACTCAAATAGAATATTATGATAGTAATAGCACTTACTTGAGTGATAATGTTTTTAGTTATAACTATTCAATACCTGATACGCTTCAGTGTTTTACATTCACTACTCCAAGTAATTTTGGTAAGGCACTATTTGCTCATGGTGGTACTGCTCAAATATGGCAGAGTGGTTATTTAACTACATTAGGAAATGTAACACTTGTAGAAGGCAATAAAGCACCAAGTGGATGGGTGCCAAATCTAGCTGATATGGAGGATGCCAGCTTTTTAAGAACAGGAACAATAAATGCAGATAGAATTGGAGCTAATTCCATAACCGCAGATAAACTTGTGGCTGGAAGTATAACTTCAGCAAGTGGCGTTATAGGTGCTTTAGATGCAGGCGCTATTACTACAGGTGTAATAAATGCAGAAAGACTAGGAGCAGAGACTATTACTACAGATAAGATTTATTGCAATGGAAGTTTAAACAATGTTGCTCTTAATGTAAATGTTAATTATTCATCTGGCACTCAAAGTTCAGGAGGTATGTGTGCTCAAGGGCACCTTAGTACTGGAGTGTGGGGAGTTACTCAATACCCATCTACAGCCATAGTAGACTTAGGTGGGGAAATAAATCAAATTAGAGAAATTTCATTTGACACGTTCTTCCCAACAGATGGTCGTTACATACCTAAAAGTTATTTATTACAAGGTTCTACTGATGGTACTACTTGGACAACTATTGCAGATGTAACTGACTTTATACCAACTAGCGGTACTTTTATACGTCATGCCTTATATGGAGCTTTTAGGTATATATCTTTAATAGTAAGAGCACCTCAAGATAATCAAAGCTCTGTTAATATATCTAACTTTAAAGTTATGTGTATGCAAGGTGGTACTATAATAGATGGCAATATGATTTTAACAGGTTCTATAGAAGCAACCAGGATTCATGCTAACACCATTACAGGAGATAAGTTAGTAGAAGATGCAATTACGGCTAGAGAAATAGCTTCTAAAACTATAACCGCCAATGAAATAGCGAGCAATACAATAACGGCAGATAAAATACAGGCTGGTACACTTACAAGTGCTAGTGGAGTTTTTGGCGATATAAGTGCAGATAATATAAAAACAGGAACTTTAGATGCAAGTATAGTAAATGTAACTAATTTAAATGCTAGTAACATTACTAGCGGAACTATTACAGCAGACAGGATAAATGGTGGTACTTTAACTTTGGGTGGTGGAAACAATGGTAATGGACTAGAAATTGTTAAAGATGATAGAGGACTAGAAATTGTACGAGTGGATAACAACGGATTAACCATTACAATGCAGTTAACTCCAGATGGCTATGGATTAAATCGGGCTTTTGAAATAAAAGCTTATAATGGAGATGTACTAATGACAATAGATGGTCAAGGACAAATGAACTACTATGGTGCTATGGCTGTACGTTCTCTTGAAACTACTGGAAATATGATTACTTATGCAGATGGTAAACAGGCTTTGAAAACAGCAAATGTTATTGAAATGTCTGTAATAAATGACGCTAACAATGATAATTCAACATATTTAGCAGTAAATACCTCATTACACAATAGAGGTATACAGTCTTGGATATCTGATATAAGATTAAAAGAAAATATAAAAGACAGTGAAGTTGATGCTTTATCAAAGATATGCGCTATAAAGTGCAGACAATTCGATTGGAAAGAGAGTCATACCCATCAAGACTTGGGTGTTGTATCACAAGAGCTTAGAAAAATTGAACCTACAATGGCTTATGGAGTTAAACAACCTGATGATAGCCTACTTTATCAACCAGATGAGTCTATACTGATACCCTATTTAATTAAATCTGTTCAACAGCTTAAACAAGAAATAGAAACCTTAAAAACTGAAATATCACAATTGAAAGGAAGTATATAAAATGGAGTATACAAACATTCAAAATTCAACAAAAGATGGCTTGAGTGAGGTTTTAAAAATACCTGTAAGAGCTTATGACCTTAATGGTAATCACACTGACTTAGGTGTGTTGTATAGTGAAATGGCCGTGGTAGAACCTGATCTTGCACATAAATATCCTGGACTCGAAGATTACATGCCTAATGAAAGTGCACTTTTTAGCTATTTCATAGATTCAATTCAAAGGCTTAATGGAAAAATAACTAGTTTAGAATCAGAAATAGCAGACTTAAAGGCATCCAAATAGGTGTCTATTTTTATTTTTAGGAGGTAATAAAGTGAGTGAGAATTATGACAAAGAATTATGTGAAGAGCACCACAAAGTTATAAATGATAAACTTGATCTGCACAATTTGAGATTGAACGAACATAGTGACAGACTTAAGAAATTGGAGACAAGGTCCTCCGCAGTTGATGAAAAAGTTGAGAATCTATGTGAGCAGTTAAAAAATTTAGTCAGCACATTAAAATGGGGTTTTGGTATATTAGTTACCATTACCCTTTTTGTTTTGGGATATTTAATAAAAATAAAATAAAGAAGGGATCAAATTGAAAAATAAAATAATAAGTTTAGTAGTAGCATTTACTTGTGTATCTGCTACTTTTTTTATGCCCAAAAATGTACATGCTCAGACATATAAGGGTATTGATATTTATGAATATGACAACATACAGGATTGGAACACTGTAAAGAATAGTGGGGTTTCTGTGGTTATACAGAAGGCCACAGAAGGACTATATCATAATGATAGTTTACTCAATTATAGATACCCTAAAATAACTAGTATAGGACTTAAAATTGGCTATTATCACTTTGCAAACAATTCAGGAGATCCTGTAGGTGAAGCACAACACTTTTTAAGCAGAATACAAGGACTTCATTCAGACACTTGCTTATGGTTGGACATAGAAAATCAACCAAATTGGAAAAAACAACAGGCTATAGCTTATACAAATCAGTTTATATCTTATGTACAGAGTCAAGGTTATAAAATAGGGGTTTACACAGGTTTAAGCTTCTATTATGAATACCTTCAAGGGAATATACCTAGTAACATTCCTTTATGGTTAGCAAGCTATGGACGACAGCCTTTACAGTATCCAAGCTTAGTAAGTTGGCAGTATTCAGAAAGTGGAAACTTACCAGGTGTTGTTGGGAATGTAGATACTGATTATTTCAATGACAGCATTTTTACAGGACAAGCACCTAATAGTACAAGTACTGCAACTACCAAAACCAATATAGATACATCCATATCAAGCCTACAAAATGAATTAAATAGACAAGGTTATGGAAATTTAAAAGTGGACAATATTGCAGGAAGAAGAACCTTATCAACATGCCCAACAGTTCACAAAGGTTCAAGAGGGAATATAACTAAGTGGATTCAGCAAAGACTTGGAGTTACTGCAGATGGCATAAATGGGTACCAAACTCAAGTAGCTATTAAAAATTTTCAAAGAGCACAGGGGCTATATTTAGATGGAATAGTTGGCAAAAATACATGGAGAGCATTACTAGGACTATAGAAATATAGTTCTTTTTAATATAAAAAATATAATTTTGGAGGTAAATATAAATGGAAAAATATAATTTTATAATTGCAATGGTAATAATTTTAGGGGTATGTGGAGCAGGATTTGTTTTTGCATATTTAAAAAAGAAAGGATTTAAAACAGGCACCGTTTTAGCTGAAGCACAAACAATAGTTGGAGATGTAGGAACTGCAATAAGGGCGGCGGAGTCTTTAGCACCTAATAACAGAACATTAAATTTATTAGATACAATTGATAAAATAGTATATAAATCTGTTATGGGAACAAATCAAATGTATATATCATCACAGTTACCAGCAGATCAAAGAAAAGATAATGCAAAAAAACTTATATCAGCAGGACTAAAAATAGCTAACATAAGCGAGACTCCATCTTTAGATATATTTATAGATGCAGTACTAGAGCAGACTATATATGACTCTAAAACAGATACAGAAAAGAAAAACCAAGAACAAAACACTTTGCAGGCTCAAATTACTCAGCTTACAGCAGAAAAAGCACAATTACAGGCTAGCAATACAGATTTAGCAAATAAAAATACAGAGCTTAGCAATAAGCTAAACACAGTGTTAAGTACTGTAAAATAATAATAAGTTTTTAAATATAAATTACTTAAAAATAGTTATTTTATATAAAAACAAATCATAAATAAAACAATGTAAATAAATTGAATTAAAGTAAAAATAAATACTATAGTGTAAATTTTGTTGAATCTTACAAGTACATGCTTTATAATAAAGTGAAAGGTAATCGAAAAAGATTACTTTATGCGATATAGAATTATATATAATATCTAAGAACTTATGATTTGGATGGGGGAAACTTATTTTATGGAGTTGAAGGAATATAAAACTATATTAATGGAGACAATTACTAATGAATATCCTTTGTATTTTCAAAAAACTTTGTTGAAAAAATTTCAAGATAAGGGTTTGATTTTTAGGGATGGAAGAAAAACTAATGTTGATAATCTTTTAGATGTTACATGTTATAGTAAAGAAAGAGATCAATTAAAGCTTGCAATAGAGAGCATGGATAATTGTATTAAAGAATGTGAAGAATTTGAGTATGAAAAAGGATATAGATATTGTGCTATTTTTAAATTTAGGCAATATAATGAAAATATTGTTAATAAATTAGTAAATGAAAAACAAATTTTTAAGTATAATGAGAATAATATTTTTGATGATAATTTGTATGAATATCCAGCGTTTCCAACATATAAAGAAAACGGAGATTATGCATTTTTAAAGTTTGGTTTTATGCTGAATAATAAAGAAGAAACTAATAGCTTTATGAAATATCCTGTTTTAGTGGTAATAAATAAAAAATTAAAAATAATAGAAATAAGATTAGATACTGTATCTTTTAAATATAAGAACAAGGAAAATTTTTATGAAGATAAAATTGGTAGAGTAAAATCATGGATTAGAAGGTATTTAGATTTATCAATAGAAGATATAGATTTTCAAGCTGTAACTAAATACATGAGAAGTAATAAAGCTGATGAAGTTACTATAACTGCCCTTAAAATGGTTAGAGATGGTATGGTGGCAAGTTTAGATGCGTGTTCTAATGAAGAAATGACTATACCAATTTTGGGTGAATTAAAAGAATTAATATTAAAATGTAATACTATGTTTGTGGTTAACGATGATACTATCAAAATAAAAGAATTGCTAAACAATTTTATAAAAAAGATAGAAGAAACTTCTGACTTACCATCGGTAAAAATATTTTGGCATATAAAAAGAATAAAACTATTAGTTATGCATTCATATAAAGAAAAATCATACAGCTTATTTAAATATTCTGATGAATTGGAAGATAAGGAGAGAATGAATTATGTTACAAACTACCTTGTTGAATGTGAAGAAGAGCTTAGAAAACAATTCCAAATTGAACAATAAACAGATAGAGTTATTAGTAGACAACATGGAGTTATGGGATTTAAATCATATAGTATATCCAAGCCAAATTAAAAGCATGTTATTCATTAAATATAAGAGTGTGTATGAAGTTTTAGATGTAATAAGAGATTTAGGAATTTTAGAATATAATTATCAAATTTATTGCAGTAAATGTGAACGATTTTTAGACAAAAAAATATTAAGAAGCTTAAATGAATTTCCAGAAGTATTATACTGTGATGAAAATCATAAATTGAAATCTTTAGAAGATACTATTTTAATATATAGGGTGATTAAAGAATGAGTGACTTAGGAGGATTAAGTCTGTTAGAAAAGATAAATATGGATATAGAAAAAGCTGATTTCAATAGTGATAAAGAGCGTGAAGATATCAAACTCAAAGTATTAAATAAATATACTCGATGGAGTTGCAATGATTATTTACAGTATGAAAGATTACTTGATAAATTGAAGGAAGAGAAAGATAAGAAACACTGTAGTCAGGTTGAAATTGGCAAGGCATTAGAAAATATAGTGACATTTATATTTGAAAAAAGTTATTTTTATAAGGTATATCCTAATAAAAGGACAAGTACTCATGAAATAGATCAGTTTGTAGTGCTAAGTGATAAGGGAGAACAAGCAATTTATGATTATCACTTTTCACGTAAATTATTAATATCAGAGCAAGACTATTTTTTATGTGAGTGTAAAAATTATAAAACCAAAGTTCAAGCTACATGGGTTGGAAAGTTCTATACTTTGCTAAAAGTATCAGGAGATTGTACTGTAGGTATAATTTTTTCGTGTAATGGACTAACAGGAAAAGAAAATAATTGGTATGATGGACATGGATTGACTAAAACAATTTATAGAATAAGCAATAGTACCCAACACACATATATTCTTGATTTCAATCTAAATGACTTTAAGCTATTATTAGACAATAAAAATACAATATTTAGTATAATACTTAATAAGAAAAGGGCGTTAGTAGCTAATGTAAAATCAGTAAATTTGATAGATAGTGATTACCTAAACAATAATGAAATTGAGAAAATATATAAAGAAATATCTCAAGGATAGAATAATGTTATACTAGTAATATGATTAATTATTAAAAAAGCTGCGAATTAGTTTTCGTGGCTTTTTAGTCATTAAATAAGCTTTTAGCAGCCACTTCTACAGTAATAAACAAAATATTTTTACATAATTAAATGCACTTTATATTCTAAAAACAGTATTTTATATTGCAAAAACCTCTTAAATCCCAAAATAAAGCATTATCCTTTAGCGAGTAAAAGTTATAAAATAAAATAACTTTTACTCAATTTATAAAAAAGTATCCCTAGAGTAGTAAAAACTATTTTAGGGATCTTTTTATAATTAATAATTTTTTAATACACGCCAAGTATTAGGACCAACGACACCGTCAGAACTTAAACCATGGTTGCTTTGAAAATTCCTAACAGCAGTATCAGTTTCATTACCAAAAATGCCGTCAGCACTTGTGTAGATATTTGCTAAATATCCTGCACGTTGTAAACACCACTGAACTTGTTCAACGAAATATCCAACATCACCTTCGTGTATAGTACCACCTTCAGCTATAATTGTATCGGCAGTTCTGCTATCCCATGAACTACGAAGCTTTGATGATGTAATATTAGATGGTGCTTGTGTAGTTACCTTAGAAGAAGTTTTGTTTATTTGTTTTGTATTACCAGTAGCAGCAAAAGCACTAGAAGAAATTAAGACAGTAGAAACAATTCCTAAAGATAAAGCTTTTAATTTTAAGTTTTTCATTTTAAATCTCCCTTAAATTTCATTATTTGTATTTTTAATACAAATAAAGTGTACAACTTATCGGAATAAATGTAAAATGATGTATTTGACTGGTTTTTATTGTAATCATCTAAATAAGATAATCTACGACGATTAAATGTAAAATTGTTACTTTAATTCAAAGTTTATTCGATTTTAAATATAAGGGATGGCACGAAAAGTAAAAAAATATGGCACAAATGTGATAAAACTTTTGGCATTTTATATGTTAATATACATATATAGTTAGTTGTTGCTGATAACTAACTATATATTAAAAAACTGGAGGTTAGCAATGATGCTTAATTTATTTAGAAAAAGTAAAGAGTTAAAAGAGAAAAAATGTAAATTCAATAGTGCGGTTAAATTTGCAAATTCTGTTTTGAATGAGTTTAATAATTCATTAATGCTAGGAAGAATTGATACTAAAGATGTTCAAACACACCCCCTAATTGATGTTGTACGCTTGTTAGGGAGAAGATTACAAACTCAATATTTATCATACTTATTATTTACAGAAGAGTCAGAAGAAGTGAAAGATATTACTGTAGATGAAATTATGTTTAGTATTTCGGATCCATTAACACAAAATGATGAAACTTTATATAATTTGATATCCAAAGTAGATATCAAAAGGAATGTACATTTAAAAAATGATTTGGTTTTGCCGTGGCCATGGAAAAGAGAACGCTTAATAAGAACAATTGCTTATATAGGCGAAGGGAAAAAATCTGGGAAATGGAAACAAGACTTTCAAAATCATTTTGTACAACTATGGTTACCATTAGGTATTGCATGGGTTAATGGTGGAAACCATTCAATAGCTGAAGGAATTGTACAAGGTGAGGGTGTAATAGAAGTTAATGAAATATATGATATAAGCCCATTATATAAATATGTATTTTGTGATGGTTTATATTATAGGAGAATATATGATAACAGTATAATTTCACCTGTTAAGAATGTTGAATTTGCAGCAATATTTGAAATAGGACGCATTATGATAAAAAATTCTATTTCCTTTTAAGATAAGAAATAATTTTTTTATTTCTTCCCATACTTCTTTAAAAGAAACTCTACATATGTAAGGGTTTCTTCATTAATATCCTCACAAGAGTTTATCCAGCCTAAGTTTTTAAGACCAAGCTTTATGTAGTCTTTAATACTTTCAAGTTGGGTATTCTCTTTTTGGTTATCTAAATATCCTGCATAAATTAATAGCTGTTCTTTATCCAGATCTAATCCAGTAGCAAGTTTAACCACGGTATCCGTGTCAGATGTAGTTATACTGCCTTTTTCAATTCTGCTAATTGTAGTATTGCTTAAGCCTGTCAACTCAGAAAGTTTTCTTTGAGAATATCCTCTAAGTTCACGTATTCTTTTTAGATATTGTCTGAAAGTTTCATTTTCTGTTTTTAATAATTTATTCTCCATAACGCACCTCACCCAAATACTAATATGTAAATTATACCATTAAATATATATTTAAGGTAACCTAAAAAATAAAAGCTCCAGCAATTCACTGAAGCTCTTACGTAAACAAATTAGATGTTTTGGAGTATGATTCAAAATGAAACATAGTTGTAAATATAGAAATGAATGTATCCCACGCACATAATTAATATGCGTTAAAAAATAAATACTATACACATTAAGGAATTTGTTATCTTTGTAAGGTGTATTAATAAGCAAAAAGGACGAGGGGGTTAGTTCACGTCCTTATATATATATAAATTATTAATTTGGAAAAAATGATATCTTATGTTGCATTTTTATTATTACCAAAATGAATTAATGTATGTAAACATATTTAATAATTAAGCTAGAAATGCACATGATAAATAAGGAATAAAATTAATTTTAGGAGCTGTTTAAATGAAAATATTAGGCATAGTGTTTATTGTAATAAGTATCATATCAGGTATTGCAGCAACAAAATTAACTGGTGAGATTGGAATAATCACTGTAATTGCATGCATGGTTTTTGGATTGGCAGGAATAGGAGTTATGTTTAAGAAGGAAAAATAAAAGCTCCAGCAATTCACTGGAACTTTCACCTATATTTGATAAGAGAATATTTTTAATAGTTAGTTTATCCATTTCTTAATTATTGCCATAACCTAGATAAGTATACATATTAAAATTAAATATCCTCATGAGATTTTTTACGTGATATTTTTCTATAGTCCTTATATGAAGTAAGTAGTTCTTTTATCTCATATATCACTAAAAGTGAAGGTACTTCCATCTCAGTTAGAAATTCATCTAAAGCTAATTTTTCTCCATCTGCATCATCCTCAAGTTTCAAGTTATAAAGTATTCCGTACCCTTGTCTTATACGCTTGTTTGATATAGCTAACTCTATAGTTTTAAATACTTCATAATTTGCTATATCTGTATCTTTGAAAGTATACTTCAAGACTTCTACAATTCCAGAGCTGTCCATTTCCCTTATATCCGCAATAAAACAATCTTCTATTTTAAAATTACTATAGTTTTTCTCATTTACTCGTAGTTCTTTAAAGTACATAGTCCATAGTTTCATAATCTGTATATCAATTAAACTATAAAAATTATAAGATTTTCTTTTATCACTGTACTCTCCGACAATATTTTTTTGAAATAAACTAGGATCGTATTCATGACTGAAAAATAAGCAATGAAAATGTGGATGATAAGTATTACTTTCTTCGTTATAGGTAATTTCAAGTACTTTTAAAGCACCTTCAAACCCCATTAATCTATCCTTAAAACCTTTTGTGGTTTTGCCTTCTAAATCGTATGAATACGCACCGAATAATTTTTTAAAAGATTTATTCATTTTTTCTATTGTTCTTTTAAGTTCTATTCCTTGTACATTAGGAATTGTAAGTGTAACCAAGTAAGGGTAATATCCATCTAGCAGTAGATTATTAAGCGGTACTTTAAGATTATGAATGGCACAGGCTAAATTAAATTTGCGGCAATTGGGACAAAAACGGTTATTCATGCACCTGTTAACTTTTTGTAAGTCTAATAACTTATTATTTTTATATAGATCCCAAAGCCATATATCCATACAGTTTTTTATACGTTCACTTTTCTTCTTTAAAGTTTCGGAATATGCAAAATGCTGTTCGCTTCTCATTTCTTCACTCATTCTTATATACCATGCTGCATATTTACTATTATAGTCAATTCTTTTTTGCTCCATTTTTTCAAGAGTTTCGTTCTCAAAATCCATCAACCATGCTCCCTTAAGCTTATTAAGTCTGCAATCCCTTTATTTAAGCCAAAATTACACTTGTTTGTATAAGTATCGAGTATATATAAAAGACTACTAGGCATTAGCATCGAAACCGTTCTACTATTTATGCTGACGCACGAAATTTTCGATGCTAATGCCTAGTGTTGTAATAAAGCACGTCCTTAACGAAATTGTAATTTGCCGAAAAATAGGGGCTTTCAAACTTAATTGGCTTACTGGTAGTCCCATCCATGCATATAAAGCCTGTTCCAGCAGTAGAACAATTAAGTTCTAAATCGCTAAATTCGCTACCAAAAATCATAGTATATGCAGTTTTCGACATTTGACCCAAAGCAATTCTAAGACCTAATTGATCTCTTATATCGGTACTTATAATATCCGAGTCTGGTCTTTGAGTAGTTAAAACCATAAATACACCAGCTTGCCTACCTTTAAGTATTATCTCCGATAGATAGCTATTAACTTCCTTAGATATTTTTTTATCAGTAGAAGCCATAAAAGCAGCCACTTCATCAAAAATTATAATGACAGGGGAGTACCCATAATCTTTATAATCTTTACCAAAGCCATACTCTTCCAACTCCTTAAATTCTGTATATCTGGTATTCATTTTTTCTACAGTTTCCCTTAATATTTTAGCAATTTGTCCTGACGTGCTTACAACATTATCTTTAAATATTTTCTCCAAATAAGATAAGTCAGACATCTTAGGATCTATTATTTTTATATCTGCATTTATAAGTAAGAAGCTTTTTATAAGGTATGCTAAAAAGTAGGTCTTACCTTTACCAGTAACACCGGCGACAAGAGCATGTGGACACTTCCTAAAGTTCCATTTAAGCTTATTATTTATAGGGATATAATCCATACTAAGCATATTTATAGTACTTGCATCCAATCGCCTTGTATATGTCCTATCTAACGTATATATCATATATCCTAATTTTTCTTCTTTGGAAGTACATTCAATAATAAATAAGTCCTCAAGTTGTTTATCTAATTGTGTGTATTTTTCCCTAAATTTACTACCATCAAGACGTATTTTTATAGTTATATAGGTATCATCAAAAGTATAAAAAATAGTTGGTCTATACACAACTTTATCATCTTTAGCAATATAAAAATCATTTGTCTTAACTAATCTATATAGGCTATTTTTTATAAGCTTATTTAGGCTGTAAGAGTTAAATAAATAGTATCTATAGCCTAATATACCACCTATAAGTACACTAACATTACATAGCATAATAGAATGTGTAAATCCATAAATAATTATTAATATTCCTACAGCTTCAAGAGAATAATTTAAGCTTTTTTCTACATTATTTTCATCTACAAATACATATTTTTTCATATTAAATATCCTCCTTTAAATAGAAAATTTAAGAGAGCATAAGCTCTCTATTTTGTTGCGGTTTTTTTAGAAGGGTTAGGAGTAACATCCAATATATCACCAAAGCGTAGTCCAAAATTAGATTGCCCTAATACTATTATAACTTTAACTTCATTCTGTAGATTATCTTCAAAAATTTTAGAAATTCCCATGTCCTTAGTATTAAATGTTAAAGTTTTTCTGTGTTTATCAATCAATGCAGACATGGTTATGTTGGCACCAAATCCGTTTTTCCCTTGATACGTACTTACATCTTCAACATTTCCTAATAATTCAATCGGCATAATATACATCTCCTTTTCTTTTATGATATATATGTATGCTGTATAAAGTAAAAAGTTTCCAGTATTCGCCGTAAAAATTCGTAAAAAAGTTATAAAAAAATAAGAGACTATTTATTGAGCCCCTTATCAGCAACCATTTTATCATATAATAATTGTTTTAGATATTTTGCTTTTCCAACTATTTTAGATTTTTCATTTAAGTATTTAAAAATCTCTTTATCAATATCATCAACTTTACTAAATGTGATTTCAACTCTTTCATAATTTGTACTTTTACCACTCATACAAATATCACCCCATATTATAGTTTATGTATTATTTCGAGATTAATTGCTTATATCCTCTTATTACTAGCATATAATAAAGATGTAATTATTGACAAATATTAATAAATTGTTACAATTAAAAGGAATTATAAAACAATAGGGGGAAAATTAAATGAATAAGCCAATTAAAATTATTTTAGGATTTGTTGTTATAGTAGTAGTACTTTTTTTAGGTATTGCCATAGGAAGTAGTGGGAATAGTAACACCAAAGAAACAGCTACTAAAACTCAAAATAAACCTACTCAAAATACAAGCGCTTCAAATAAAGAAGACTCTAATAAAAAGAATTCTAAAACATATAAATTAGGACAAGAAGGGCAAATAAACGATTGGAGTATCAAAGTTTTAGATGTTCAAGAAACGAATAAAATAGAAACTGGTGATGACAAACCTATAACTACTCAACAAAAGTTTGTAAAGATTAAAGTACAAATGACTAACAAAGCACAATCACCAAAACAATATTCAAGTGGTAATTTTATGTTAGGAAATATGAAAGACAAAAAAACTTACCAATTAAATTCAGATGCTGGCTTAAAATTAAATGAAGTTGAAACTATAGATAATAACAATAGTGGTTTCTTCTTAATGTATGATGACTTAAATCCTAATACTCCTAAGCAAACATATTTAGTCTTTGAAGTACCAACTAGCTTTAATGTGGCTGATGGAGTACTTATTGCTGGAGATAATACAAATACAGCAGGCTATTATTTAAAGTAAAGAGGTCTTGCATATGTATGAGGTAACTTTAATTCTACCTAAGGATAGAACAGAACTAGAAAAAAAGTATTCTCAATTACTTGGAAAAATTATTGCTGACAGATTAAGAGATTAGAAAGTAAGGAAGGTAAATAATAAAAAAGGATAGATAAGTTTTATAGCATATAAAGAAACGAGGTATGATTAATGAAAGTTACTGTGATTATGCCCAAAGATACAACAGAATTAGAATCAAAATATGAACAAGTTCTATCAGATATTATTGTTGATATGTTATCCCATGAAGAGCTAGGCAATCTAATTAAAAGGTTAGAGAAAAAAGAATAG